ATGGCGAGCATCGTGCCCCGCCCCAAGAAGGACGGGATCACCTACCAGATCAAATGGCGCCAGGATGGCGCATGGCAGTCCGAGAACTTCGGCGACGAGGACCAGGCGCGCGAGTTCAAGGGGATCGTCGAGGCCCACGGCAACCGCTGGCCCCCCGGCTGGGTCCGAGGCAAGGGCTTCGTCGACGAGGAACAGCGCGTCGGCGACATGCCGTTCGCGACGTGGGCGGGGCGCGTAGTCGACCGGCTCACCGGAATCGACGAGCGGACCCGCGGCGACTACCGCCGCGACATCGTCAACCACTTCTCCGCCCTCCAGCACATCGAGGCGTCCGGCCGGGTCGCGCCGGCGACGATCTGCAACATCACGGCCGACGACGTACAGGACTGGATCCGTGCGCAGGAGACCGGCGAGCGCGACCCGGACAACCCGGCGCGGTGGCTGCGCCGGCCGGCCGGCCCGAAGTCGATCGCGAACCGGCACGGCCTGCTGTCCGCGGTGGTGCAGGCCGCGGTCGATGCGGACCCGCCGTTGCGTACGAGGAACTGCTGCCGCGGCGTGCGGCTCCCGCGCATCGACGACCACACGTTCGAGGAGATGACGTTCCTCGAACCGGAGGAGTACGCGCGGATCCGCGCCGAGATCACGTTTGATGACGCCCGCGACCTCACGGACTGGCTCGTCGGGACGGGCATGCGGTGGGGTGAGGCGACCGCGCTGCAGGTCCGCGATGTCGACCTCAAGCGCGGCACCGTGGCCGTGCAGCGGGCGTGGAAGCGTAAGGCGCCGGGCGAGGGGGGCGCGTCGTACTGGCTGGGGCCGCCGAAGACGCGGCGGGCGCGCCGGGTGCTGGCGCTCACGGCGGAGCAGCTCGCGATGGTCCGCCGCCGGGCCGGCGGGAAGCCGCCGGAGGGGTTGATCTTTGAGACGCCGAGGGGGAAGGCCTGGCGCCATGCGAATTTTTGGCGGCGGCGGTGGCTGCCGGCTGTGGAGGAGGCGATCGCGAAAGGGCTCCCGAAGCGTCCGCGGATTCATGATCTGCGGCATACGCATGTGGCGTGGCTGATCGCCGCGGGGGTTCCGCTGCCCGCTATCCAGGCCCGGTTGGGGCACGAGAGCATCACGACCACTGTGGACCGGTACGGGCATCTGGTGCGGAGCCTGGCCGATGACATCACTGCGGCGGTGGAGAGCGCGATGGCGCCGCCGGCTGCGGGCGGGAACGTCGTGCCGCTGCCGACCGCCTCACAGGAGGCATAGGCCGAGGCGGAGGATCGGGGCGAGGTCGACGTCGAGGCACAGCAGCCCGCCGCGGTCCTCGTCGGGCGGGTCGGGGTCGACGGGGGGTGTGGTACCGCCGGTGGTCGTGTCCCCGGTGGTCCCGCCGTCGGTGCTCCCGGTCGTTCCGCCGGTGCTGCTGTCGCCGCCGGTGGTACCGCCGGTGACGGTCCCGGGCGTGCTGGTCCCGTCCTTCGGCGGGCTGCTGGCGGGCGGGGAGGTGCGGGCGACGGGCTCGGGTGGCGGCGGCACTGTGGTGGTGGGGCTCGGGATGGGGGAGCCGCGGCGGCCCGCGGTGGTGACGCGGCCGGGCGGCGGCGAGTTGGACGGCGTACGGTCCGGGCCCGCGGTCGGCGGCGGTGTGCTGTCGCCCGGGGCCGGCGGTGCGGGCGCGGTGGGGGCGGCGGTGATGGTAGGCGCGTCCGCGCGGTGGCTGCCGTCGGCGCCGGGCATGACGTACACGGCGGTGGCGACGGCCGCGGCGGTGGCGATGGTGCCGGCGGCTGCCCAGGGGTGCGCGCGGGCTGGTGTCCAGAGGTGCGCGCGGAGCCAGGCGCCGGCGGCGAGTAGTAACGCGATCGGCACGGCGAGGGGCGGCATGACGCGGAAACGTTTCCGCCGCTCTTCTGGTGGCTCGTCGTTGTCGAGGGCGGCCATCTCCTGGTCGTACTCCAGGCGGGCGACCCTGCCGCGCAGCTTGTCCATGGCGTGTTGTGCGGCGAGGAGGCGTCTGCGCATGACCCACAGTCCTGCATAGGCGCCCGTGATGAGTACGGCGATCCCGCCGAGGGTCGCCGCGACGATGAGGTCGTACACGTGCTGCTCCCCCATGACGCGTGGTGCGGCGTGTGCTCGTGGTGCTACCCCCCGTGGTTGGGGTAGATGAGCAAATATGCACCTGCGGGAGGGAATTGGCCACCCTGATGCGCGTGCTTAATTGTGCTTAACAACTACCTCTAGGCGTGATGGCGCTCGTCAGGGGCGCGCCGGGGCGTGCGCCCGCCCCGCTCCCGCCGCTCCAACTCGTGGCGCAGAAACTCCTCCTGCTGCTCTGGGGTCAGCTGCTCCAACGCGGCGTCGAGGATGCGGCGGCGTGGGTCGTCGGCGGGGAGGGGGGATCTGCGTCCGGCGGTGGGCTCGCGCGCGGGGGTGGGTGCGCCGCCGTTGAGGATGCGGTCGATGCTGCCGCGTTCCCAGCGCAGGGCGTCTTCGAGGCCGCGGCGGGTGATGTCGCCGGGGACGTTGTCGCCGCGGCGGATGGCGCGGATGGTCTCGGCGGAGATGTCGGCGGCGTCGGCTAGCTGCCGCCAGGTCATGCGGAGGTCGAGTCGGCGGGTGTCCATGTACTCGTCGAGCCGGTGGGGCGGCGGGGCAGGCATGGTCTACTCCTCTGCGTCAAACGCAGACTAACGCAGATCTCCGCAGGTGGCGAGGACGTCAGGGGGGATCTGCGCCATCCTGTGGCTTGCTGCCGCAGATCTGTTGTGATCTGCGTCTGTCTGCGTTAGCATCTGTGCATGGCAACAGACGAACCCACCCCGCCGCCGGTCAGGCAGAGGCGGCTGGCGCTGGGCTGGCGTCAGTCCGACCTGGCGGAACGCTGCCGCGACGCCGGGGTCTCCGTATCGGACCCGCACCTATCCAAGATCGAACGCGGGCTCCACCGACCCCACCCCCCGCTCCGCTTCGTCCTCTGCGAACTCCTCGGGATGCAGAGCAGCGACTTCGACCGGCCGGCCGAGACGCCGGACACCCGCGAGGAGGTCACCCCGTGACCGCGGCGGCCGACGACAGCGGGCTGCAGGCCCAAGTCGCCGCGCTGGCGCAGGTGGTCACGGGGCTCATGGCCGAACTCGCCGAACTGCGCGAGTCCAGGCCGAAGCGTCGGCTCTACGACTACGACGAGGCAGCCGCTGAGCTGCGTGTGCATCCGAAGTGGTTGCAGAACCGGATCAAGACCCTGCCCCGGACGAAGGTCGGCCGGACGGTGTTCTTCACCGACGACGACCTCGACCGGATCCTCACGCTCCTGCACGTCGAGCCGGAGCGTGCGCCTGCGGTTCGCGTGGCTGACGGCGCGCCGCCGTCGCGCCTGACTCCGCTGCCGGGCCGGCGTACGGGCTGAGCAGCAAGGCGGGGCCGTCCCGGATGTGCGTCCGGGGGTCGGCCCCTACGGCTCCACCTCACTCAACCGATGACTCAGAAAGCGAGGCTCGCCATGAGCGACCTTACCAAGGCACCACCGGACAGCGCCCCCGTGGAGCAGGGGCCCGCTGTCGTCCCGCTGTCGCTGCTCGCCGCGAACCCGCCGAACGCCCTGGAGGGGCGGGACGGGTTGATGGCGGCGCTGTCGGCGGCGGAGCAGCTCGTCGCCGAATCGCCGTCCGTGCCGTGGATGGTGCGGGCGCAGATGAGCAGCACCGCGTGGGCGGTTGGCGCGCACGGTGTCGAGGTTGCGTTCCGCACGGCCGAGGAGTTGCGGGCGTTCGCGGCGCCGCGGGGTGCGGCGGTGTCGGAGTGGCTGCCGACGGGGCTGCCTGAGACGACCGTCCACTTTGAGGCTGTCGGGGCGGTGCGGGTCGGGGATCGGTTCGTGCCGTTCCGCGGGTCGGCGCTGGAGAACCGTCCGGGGGGTGCGTCCTGATGGAGCTGAAGGACATGTCGCCGCGCGCCAGGTGGGCGCGTGCGCAGGTGGAGCCGTTTCTGACGGAGCACCCGGACGGGCTGCGGCAGCCGGTGACGCTGGCGTTGCAGCGGCTGGACGAGATCGGCGCGATCCTCACGCCGGAGCGGGCGGCGGAGATCGCGGCCGAGGCGCGGGCCGCCGTGCTGCGGGAGGCAACGGACGCACCGGCATCCGAGTCGAGCACGCCGAAGCGGCTGGCGGAGATCGCCGCGCGCGCCGAGGCTGCGACGCCAGGACCGTGGGGCACCTACGAGTACGGCGGCGGGAACCTCTTGGAGATCGCCGCCGACCTGGAGGACACCGGCTGCGGCTACCGAGCCCGCCGGGAGATCGCACGCTTCGAGGGCGAGCCCCTCGACAACGACCCGACCCACCGCGAGTGGACGGAGGAAGAGGACTGGACACAGGTCCAAGCCGACGCCGCGTTCATCGCCCACGCCCGCGAGGACGTGCCCGCGCTGCTCGCCGAGGTCAAGCGCCTGGAGACTCAGCGCCGGTTCCTGGTGGAGCAGGTCCGCCGGAAGGACGCGGCGTCGGGTGAGGGCAACCGTGCCTTGGCGGAGTTCCTCGCCGAGCACGACGCGCAGACGGGCGGGGCGGACTTCCCGCTTCGTGCCGGCCACGACAACCCGTGTGCCTACGCCGCGGGCATCGGCCCCACCTGCACCTGCTCGAAGCGGGACGGCGGTGAGGCTGAGGCGCCCCGCGACGAGCGGTCGCGGTGGCAGGCCATCGCTGACGCGCTCAACGCGGTCGACGCCATCGGCGTCGACCTCGACGGCACCGTCACCGACTTCGGCACGTGGTCCGTGGTCTGGGACCGGTCGGCGGAGCGCTGGGTGGTCGACGCCGCCGACGAGCGGGGCGCGCAGACGGTGGAGCGTCGTCTCCCCACGGACCTTCCGGGCTGGGACGACGGCCTGCCCGACCAGCCCGCGCCCGACGCGCAGACGGGCGGTGCCTCATGAACGCCCCGATGGCCGTGGCCATGTTCGCCGCCGAGCACATGCCCCCGGTCGCGTTCGCGGCGCTGTGCAAGCAGGACGACGCCGAGCGGGAGTTGAAGCGGCTGCGTCCGCTGGGCTCGCCGGAGGACCGGCGGGACTTCGAGGAGATGCTCGGCGTGTGGCACGAGGCCCGTAAGGACCTCGCGCGGGTGCCGGTCCTCCACACCGACGTGCTGTTCGGCGGTGAGGGCTGATGTTCCAGCGACGCCCCCTGCCCCGTACGGCGACCGTCGTGCCCGCCGAGCACCAGCGCACCACCGAACCCCCGGCGCCGCCGGCCGACTTCTTCCAGCCCGGCACCGACTACCGCCTCGATCGCGACTACGACACGAGCGTCCTCACGCACTTCCGGTGCGTCGCTGTCGACCGGCACCCCGGCACCAACGCGTGGGTCGCGTTCGGCTGGTGGGCGCAGGGGATCACTCAGCCGCGGGAGCCGCGCGGCATGGACACGTACGAGTGGGGCCGGGGCTGGAAGGTCGTCCGCCGCCACACCGCGCCGACTCCTGCGGACATTGCTCGGGGGCTGTCGTGAACGGCCCGCGGCGCACCATCGCCGCACTCGACGTCCCGACCGCCGACCTTGAGGCGCAGATCGAGGACATCCGCCGCCGGCTGCCGCTGGACGACCCGGCCCGGCACGCGCTGGACCCGGTCGACTCCTGGTTCGCGGCGGACGCCGCCGCCCACCCCGAGCACGTCGAGGGGGGTGGCGAGCAGTGAGGTCCAAGCGTGCAGCGGAGACCGTCTCCCGCAACGTCCGCCGACTGCGACTCGCCCGCGGTTGGCGGCAGGAGGACGCTGGGCAGCGCCTCAGCGCCGTCCTCGGCGAGCCCTGGTCGAAGGCGAATTGGTCCGCAGCGGAGCAGGTGGGCAAGCCGCGTCAGAAGCCGTGGACTGCTGTCGAACTGGTCGCGATGGCCGCGCTGTTTGGCGTGCCGGTGGGCGACCTCCTCACCGCACCGGAGTGCCGGGCATGCTCCGGTGCGCCGCCCTTGGGCTTCACGTGCAACGTCTGTGGGATGCGCGCGGACGGCGGTGAGGGCCGTGGGTGACCGTACGGAATGCGACGAGATCCAGGCCGCCGCGTACACCGCCCGGCATGTGGGCCAGCACCTCATGCGCACCGGCGGCACCGTGCCGATGGGCGACTCCCTGCTGCTGTCGATCGCGCTGCTCCTCAACGACTGCGCCCTCGCCCACGCCCCGTACCGGGACGACGACGGATGGCATTGCGAGTGGGACGACGACGTGTGGCCGTGCAGCGACGTGAAGCGCGCGCATGAGGTCGCGCAGTTCATCAACGGCGCGTGGGCGCCGCCTGCCGCGCGGGCGCCGGAGGTCACCATCGTGCGGCTCGTCGAGGGGGGTGGGCGCTCGTGATGACCGCCTTCCTGGTTCTCGCCGTCTGGTTCGCCGCTTCGCTGCTCGCTGCCGCCGGATACGTCGTGCTGCGCCGGGCTGCCTCCCGTGCCGCGCGGGCCGCGGCGTTGGAGTTCGCCGCGGCGCGGTGCTCGGAGCACGGCCACGCCTGCCAACCCCACGACCACCAGCCCGGGAGCGCCCGATGAGCGACCAGGACCGATACCCGGTGACCATCACCACCACTCAGCAGTACCTCGTCTGGATCGAGGCCGACGACCAGAAAGACGCAGTCCAGACCCTCCAGAACGACGGCGAGTGGTACGAGCACCTGACGCCCGACAACCGCATCGACGGCGCCGCGGACTACTCGATCGAGGCGCCGGAGCAGTGGGGCTGGCAGGTCTACGTGGAGGCGCAGGGTCCGCGGCGGGGCTGCACGGAGTGCGGGGCGGTAGCGCACTCCGTGAACTGGCAGCCCTGGCACCAGGACGGCTGCTCACAGGAGCCCGCCGAGGCAGTCGCCGCCGGGGGTGGGTCGTGACCATCGTCGTCGCCACCCTGGCGTTCACCCTCGGCGTCCTCGCGCTCGCGTCCGTCGCCTTCGGCTGGTGGCTCGGACGCACCCCGCCCCCGGCCGGACGGCACCGCGCGCAGCGGACCGCACCCCGGCCGCCCGCCCCGGTATGGGCCGACACCAGCCCCGAACCCCGCGCCACGTGGACGGACACACGGCCGGTCGACGACTCCGAGACCACCCAGTCCATCCCCATGGCGCCGCTCCTCTCCGACAAGACCGTCCCCCTCCACACCGTCACGCGGGGGGTGCGCTGATGCCCGGAAGAACCCCGCGCAGCCCGTACCGGTCCTTCACCCGGCACGCCGACGTCGCCCGCCGACTCCGCCGCAACCCCGGCGAATGGCAGCACGTCAGCACCCACCGATCCCGCGCTGTCGCACACACCATGGCGCGCCGTATCGCCACCGGCGACCGGCTGCCCGCCTACCTGCCCGCCGGGGCGTTCGAGGCGCGGACGGTGCGCATCGACGACGGCGGGACCGCCGTCGAAGCCCGCTACGTCGGGGAGGTGGCTACGCCGTGACGACCACCGCGCAGGCCGGGGCCGAAGCCCCGGCCGCCGGCCCGACCGGATCGGGCCCGCACCCCGTACAACCCACCGCCTCGACCTCCGTTGTGCGTGCACTCGACCTGTACTCCTGTTCCGGCGGCGCGGCCTGGGGCTACAACGCCGCCGGACTGGAGGTAGCCCGCGGAGTGGACATCGTCCACCGCCCCCGCTACCCGTTCCCGTTCACGCTGGACGACGCCATCCAGTGCCTGCTGGCACACGGCCGCGACTACGACTTCATCCACGCCAGCCCGCCCTGCCAGAGCGAGTGCTCGCTGACCGTGGGCACCAACCGGTCCAAAAAGTGGGGCGCCAGCAGCGACCACATCGACCTGGTGGGGCCGACCCGAAGGGCGCTGGACCACATCGGAGTCCCCTACGTCATCGAGCAGCCCATCGGCAAGGCGAAGATCCGCAAGGACCTGACGCTGTGCGGCGAGATGTACGGACTCGGCGTCATCCGACACCGCGACTTTGAACTCGGTTTCTGGAAGGCCCCTCAGCCGGCCCACATCCCGCACCGGGGCCGCGTGCGCGGCTGGCGCCATGGCCAGTATCACGACGGCCCGTATGTCGCTGTGTACGGCGACGGCGGAGGCAAGGGGACGGTCCGCGAGTGGCAAGACGCCATGGGCATCCACTGGACCGACGTGCGGAAGGAACTCGCCGAGGCAATCCCGCCCGCGTACGCGCAGTACATCGGTGAACAGTTCCTGGCGCAGGCCCGGGAGCAGGTGGCCGCATGACGATCAGCGCACCCCCGGTCCCGAAGCTGCCCGCCGGCGAGTTCGTCGGCTGGTTCGCGGCCGGCTCCGACGCCTGGCACGCCGCCCGCGCCGAAGGGATCGGCGGCAGCGAAATCGCCGCCGTCCTCGGCATCAGCCCCCACGAGTCCCGCTTCTCCCTGTGGCACCGCAAACGCGGCCTCGTCGCGCCGGTCGAGGAGACCAACGAGATGTACTGGGGGAAGCGGCACGAGCCCACGATCTGCGACGAGTTCGAGATCCGCAACCCGGGCTGGCGCGCCGTCCCCGCGCCCACGTTCTGCGGCACCGGCCGCCCGTGGCAGATCGTCAACCCCGACCGGATCGCCCTCGGCCCCGACGGCGAAGTCGAGCTGATCGAGGCGAAGACGTCGCGGGACGCCGAAGGGTGGGGCGAGGAGGGCACCGACGAGGTGCCCGTCTACTACCGGGCGCAGTGCCGCTGGTACCTCGCTGGCCTCGGTCTCACCCGCTGCCGCCTCCTCGTGCTTATCTCCGGCTCGGACTACCGCGAGTACGTCATCGAGCACGACGCGGACGACGCGCAGATGATGCTCGCCCGCGCCGCCGAGTTCCTCGACACCGTACGCCGCAACGAACGGCCGCCGATCGACGGCCACGACGCCACGTACCGCGTCGTGAAAGACCTGCCCGACTCCGTGGACGACGTCGACATCGAGATCGCTGAAGCCCTGCGGGACCGCTACTTCGCCGCCCTCGACGCCTGCAAGAAGGCCGACGAGGAGAAGCGCGCCGCCGCCGGCCTGGTCCTCGACGACATCGGCACCGCCCGCCGCGCCACCTGCACCGGCCGGAAGGTCGCCACCCGAGTCGTCAAGCCCGACGGCTCCACCAAGTCCCTCCAGCCCGCCCGCAACAGGGAGATCACCACATGAGCACGCCGTCCGTCGGCTCCGAAGTCGCCCGCGTCGAGCAGGGCCCCGGCGCCCTCATCGAGCAGTACCGCGGCGACCTCGCGACCGTCATGCCCTCGCACGTGAAGCCCGAGACGTTCGTACGCCTCGCAGTCGGCGTCCTGCGCCGCGACAAGAACCTGACGCTCGCCGCGCAGAACAACCCCGCCGCGCTCATGGGCGCGCTGATGGACGCCGCGCAGCTCGGCCTCACCCCCGGCACCGAGCAGTACTACCTGGTGCCGCGGAAGGTGAAGGGTCGCATGGAGGTCCTTGGCATCCGCGGCTATCAGGGCGAGATCGAACTCATCTACCGGGCCGGCGCTGTGTCCTCGGTGATCGTTGAGGTGGTGCGGGAGCACGACACCTTCCGGTACGCCCCCGGCCGCGATGACCGCCCGCACCACGAGATCGACTGGGACGCCGACGACCGCGGCGCGCTGCGCCTCGCCTACGCCTACGCGGTGATGAAGGACGGCGCCACGTCGAAGGTCGTGGTCCTCAACCGGCGGGACATCGCCCGTGCGAAAGCGTCGTCGCAGGGCTCGGACTCGGCGTACTCCCCGTGGAAGAACCACGAGGAGGCGATGTGGCTGAAGACGGCCGCGCACCGGCTGACGAAGTGGGTGCCCACGAGCGCCGAGTACATGCGTGAGCAGCTCCGCGCGCAGGCTGAGGTCGCCGCCGAGCACCCCACCACCGCGCCGGGGCCGGCGCCGCAGGCTGGGGGCGGGCAGCACGACGACGGTGACGACGGGCCGATCGAGGCGGAGTTCGTTGACGACGAGCCGGCCGCGGCGTGGCCCGAGGCCCGGCAGCCCGGATCGGGGGCCCGCTCGTGAGCTGGCACACCTCCCGCCTCCTGGCCCTCGACAGCGAATCGACGGGCACCGACGTCGACACCGCCCGCATCGTGACCGCCGCCGCCATCCACGTCGGCGGCGGCCGGGACCCCGAGCCCACGACATGGCTGTCCGACGTCGACGGCGAGGACATCCCCGCCGCGGCAACCGACATCCACGGCATCGACACCGCCACCGCCCACGCCGAAGGCACCCCGGCCGGCGAGGTCGTCGAGGGTCTCCTCGCCGTGCTCGCCGAAGCCGTCGCGGCCCGTACGCCGGTCGTCGGGCACAACGTCGTGTACGACCTCAGCCTCGTCGACCGCGAGGCGCGGCGGCACCACGGCCACGGCCTCGACGGGGCGTTCGGCCTCGACCGGCTGCGGGCCATAGACACCCGCGTCCTGGATCAGCATGTGCTGCCGCGCCGGCGCCGCGTCTCCCCGACGCAGGGCGCGCGGCAGCTCATCACCCTGGCGCAGGTGTACGGCTTCGGCTGGGACGCGGAGGCCGCGCACGGGTCGGAGTATGACGCGCTGATGGCCGCGCGGGTCGCGTACCGCATCGGGGCGCTCGTGCACACGCCGCGCGAGGCCCGGCCCGAGTTCGAGTTCGGCCGCTTCCAGCAGTTCGACCAGCTCGCCGGCCTCGACCTCGACGGGCTGCACGCGGCGCAGGTGGTGTGGGCCGCTGAGCAGGCGGCCGGCTTGGAGCAGTTCTTCCGCCAGAAGGACCCGGCCGCGTACGTCGAGCGGGCTTGGCCGATCGTGCCGTTCAAGGCGGTTGGCGCCGATGCGTAGCCGCCGGCTCCTCGACGCAGCCCGCGCCGCCGAACGGGCCGCGGTCGACCGGCGTATCGAGGCGGAGAAGGACGCCGCCGAAGCGGTGAACGCCTGCGGTCGGCTCGCGGGCGAGATGGTCGCCCTGCGGGAGTTGCTCGCCGGGTTCATCGTCGCCGCGCACGCCCCGGCGAATGCGGGTGCGTCGGCTGCTCAGATGGCCGACACCCTCGCGGACACGCTCCGGGGTGAGGGCGTGGACCTGCGGTTGGAGTTCGCCGAGGTCGAGCGGCGCCGTGCCGCTCGCGGCCTTGTTCCCGCTGCTGCCGCGGATGGTCCCGGTGTGGCCCGCGGCAGCAGCGCACCCTCTTCCAGCCCGGGAGTCGCACTGTGAACCGTGAGGAACGAATCCGCACCGTGCGCTCGATGGTCGAGGACGGGAAGACCGACCGCGAGATTGGCGAGGTGCTCGGCGTAGGCAAGGCCGCAATCTCCTCTTTCAGGAAGCGGAACGGGATTCACCGTGACAGGCAGATACACCAGCACGGGACCCCATCCATGTATAACCGCGGGTGCCGCTGCGATGAATGCCGCGCAAGTAACACACGACGTGCCAGGGCGCGCAAACAGAAGAGGCGAGGGAAGGTCCCGCTCGTCAAGTTCCAGCACGGGGCGAGCGGTTACAAGAACTGGGATTGCCGATGTGAGACCTGCAGCCGGGCTCATTCCGCGGTCTGTAGCGATTACTGGACAAGTAACTCAGAGCGCCTTGTCGGGGATAAGAGGGTCTGGCGCGATGCCAACCGTGAAAGGGTGCGCGAGACCAACAACCGCGGATTTCACGCACTCCAGACGGAGACCCTCGACCAGGCGAAGAGACACCACCAGGAGTGGACGTCAGCAGAGTTGGATTGCGCCGCGCGTACTGACCTAACCGTGAAAGAGATTGCGCTCCTACTTGGGCGAACCTGGGCCGCAGTGCGGACGCAGCGGCGGAGGATGCGTGCCGCAGGTGACGGTTCAGCAAGGGCTGCCGAGGTTCGCACGCATGGTCTCGGTGGCTACACCCTTGGATGCCGATGCGACATATGCAAGGAAGCGAAACGTGAGTACCGCGTGGAGTACATGCGGGAATCTCAGGCACCCGAATCCGCGAGCAATTGCGGAAAGGAATGGACGGGCCCAGAGCTTGAGATGGCGGCCCGTGACGATCTCCCGATAAAGGAGATCGCCAAGCGGCTGGGTCGCTCCTACAGTGCCGTCACCATCATCCGGCACAAGATCAAGCACGACCCGAAGACGATCAACTTCGCCGGAATCGTGCGCGGCCTTGAGGAACCCGAGCCATACGAGCCCACCAGCCCCGACCCGATAACCGGAGCCACGCCGTGACCGAAGACCACCTCATCTTCCTCGTGATCCTGTTCGCCGTCACGGGCGCCTTCTTCTGGCTCGTCGCCGTCCCCAGCGCCCTCCTCCTCGCAGGGGTGCGCGCGGTCCTCCGCGCCGTACGCCGACGCCGCGAACGCGCCCGCGAGGACGCACAGTTCGCCCTCTCGCGCGCCGAACTGAACGACGCGCTCGTCGAGCAGGCCGCCAAGGAAGCCATCTCCGAAGGGCTCGTCAAGCTCTTCAACGCCCTCGGCCCTCCGCCGTACGACGCCAGCGGGGAGGACCGGTGACCGCCCCCGCCACCACCCGGAACCCGGCGCAGAACACCCCTGCGCCGGGCCCCCGGCCACTACGAGTCGCCGGGGTGGACGTCAGCCTCACCGGCACCGCCGTCGCCACCCTCGGCGGCACCACCCGCATACCCACCACCGGCCGCCGCCGCGACCTCCTCCACACCCGCCACGCCCGCCTCCAAACCATCGCCCGCGCAGCCCTCGAAGCCGTCGGCGAAGTGCAGCTTGCCGTCATCGAAGGCCCGAGCTTCGCCAGCCACGGCGGCTCCACCTGGGACCGCGGCGGCCTCTGGTGGCTCATCGTCGACGGCCTCCTCGACCGCGAAATCCCCACCGCCGTGATGCCGCCACGCTGCCGCGCCAAGTACGCCACCGGCTCGGGGGCGGCCGGGAAGACAGCCGTCATCGACGCCGTGGAGCGGACATACGGCGTCGTCCTCCCCTCGGACGATGAGGCCGACGCCTTCACCCTCCGCGCCGCCGGCTTGGACTGGGCCGGGCAACCGCTCGTCGCGGTGCCGGAGACCCACCGCGGCGGGCTGCTGGGCTGCGAATGGCCCGACCGCGAGGCGGTGACCGCCCGGTGAACGGTCTGACGCCGCGGCAGCAACGCCTCTGGGAGCGGCTCCGTCGGCTCAAGCGGGTGACGAGCAGCGACGTGCACGCTGCGAACCGCGAGCTGGGCGCGCCCAAGAAGACGACCGCCCGCGCCGACCTCGAAGCCCTGCGCCGCGCCGGACTCCTCACCCCTCACGGCCCGACTGACCACCGCTGGTACCAGCCGACACGAGGTGGAGTATGAGCACCCGCCCCCACGGCTACGCCCGCTACCGCCTCGACGGCTGCCGCTGCTACACCTGCGGCTACGCCCGCTCCGTCTACGACGAGCGCCGCGCCAAGGCCATCACCGCCGGCACCTGGCAGCCCTACGTCGACGCCGAACCTGTCCGCGCACACATCGCCGACCTCCGCGCTTGCGGCATGGGCCTGCGCCGCATCGCCGCCGCCGCGCTCGTCGAACGGAAGCGCCTCACGGCGATCGTCAACGGCCGCCCCGAGCGCGGCGCGCCGCCGCAGGCCCGCGTCCGGCCGCACATCGCCGCCGCGGTCCTCGCGGTCGAACCCACCCTCGACAACCTCGGCCCATCCACGCCGATCGACGCCACCGGCGCCCGGCGGCGGCTGCAAGCCCTCATCGCCCGCGGCTGGCCGCAGGCACGGCTCGCCGCCCGGCTCGGCTGGACCCCCGGGAACTTCTCGATGCTGATCCGCGAGCAGCGCGTGACCGCCCGGACCGCTCTCGCCGTCCGCGGCCTGTACGACGAACTGTGGCAGGCCGACCCCCGCGAGCATGGCGTCGAACCGCAGGGGTACAGCCGCGCCCGCAACCACGCCAGCGCCCGCGGGTGGGCGCCGGCTGTCGCGTGGGACGACGACACGATCGACGACCCGGCCGCGTTCCCGGACTGGACCGGGCGGTGCGGCACCCCGGAGGGCTACTACGCGCACCGCCCTGCCGACGTGCCGCCTGCGTGCCAGCCCTGCAAAGAGGCGCACCGCCGCGCGCGGCGCGAAAAGTACGCCGAGCGCCGGGCGGCGGTGAGCACGCCGTGACCGCCGCGACGGACGGTCAGCGGGACTGGGACCGCCGACAAAACGGCAGACAGCCCGGGGAGGGCCGCGGCCGTCCCCGTCGGCTCACCCCCCGGGAGCGCGACGACATCGTCCGCCGCCTCGCTGAGGGCGAGCGGGCCCAAGACCTCGCCGTCGAGTACGGCGTGTCCACGTCCCTGATCCAGCAGCACCGGCCCTGAGGAGGTGCCCCCCTGTGAAGCCCACCCCACTCACCGCCGCCCGCCTCCAGGTCATCCGGCAGATGACCGCCGGCGGCGCCAGCAACAAGACCATCGCCGCGTACCTCAACGTCAGCCCGAGCGCAGTGAGCCACCTCCGCGAGCGGTACGGCCTGCGCGCGGCGCGGCGGGGCCCGACGCACGGCCTCGCGTCCACGTACAAGGCGTACGGCTGCCGCTGCCGCCGCTGCACGGACGCGAACACCCGCGAGTACGCGGCGGCGTCGCGGAGGCGCTATGCCCGCCGGGACACCGCGACCTTCAAGCACGGCGCGTCCGGCTACACGAACTGGGGGTGCCGTTGCTCCGAGTGCACCACGGGGAACACCGCGGCGCGCCAGCAGCGGCAGCGCGCCGCGAAGGCAGGTGCCGCATGACCGCCCCCGGGTCGCCTGCCGACTCCGTTTGGTGGGCGCGCGCACTCTGCCTCCACCCCGCCGCCGACCCCACATGGTGGGACCACGACGGGCCCGGCCACCCCGACGGGAAGAAAGCCGTCACCTGGTGCCGGGCCTGCCCCCTACGGCTCGCCTGCCTCGCCGACGCCGAGCGGTTCGAGCGCCCACAGAAGAGCGGAGAACGCACCGGCATCCGCGGCGGCCTCGGCGTCCGCGAACGCTCGGCGCTGTACCGCCGCAAGGACGAAGCCGAGAAGGAGGCGGCGTGACCATGCACGGCTACACCATCGCCGACCTCGACCACCTGACGCACACCGTGCTGCGGCTCGACCGGTGGCACACCGCCGGCTACCAAGACGACCGCTTCGATGCCGTCTGGCACGCCCTCGCCGAGCACCTGTGCACGACACCAACCGCCCCCACCAGGCGGGAAATGATCACGGTGGGGATCCGCGCCAGCGACAGCCACGTGAACACCGAGATGCACCACCACGGGCGCACTTACACATCCGACGGAACCGCGGAGATGCCCGGCTTCGCACGCTTCTGGTTCGCCGCCCACGCCCCCTCTCCGGAACACCGCATCGTGGAGCGGAGCGCCGCAGCGCAGATCTGGCCGCTGCTCACCCCCCGCCAGCAAGAAGCTCTGCACGCCCTCGCCTGCCACGGCGACTACCAGATGGCGGCCGTCGCGATCGGCGCCAGCTACAAGACCTTCACTTCCTTGATCCAAGGCGCGCGCCGTCGCTTCTACCGCTGGTGGCACGAAGGCGAGACCCCTCCGACACGGCCGTGGCGCAAGGACAAGCGAACCTCCCCGCCGGTGGACACCAAGGGCAAGCCGCGGCTGACCGTCTCCCAGGTGGAGGCCCTGCGCGCCCGCTACGAGGGCGGGGAGCGGCTGCGGAAGGTGGCGGCCGACGCCGGCGTCCCCGTGTCGACCCTTTCGGCGCTGCTGCGTGGCACCCGCACCCCGGCGCCCGACCCGATCGGAGGTGCGGCATGAACGACGAGCCCCGACCGAACCCGGTCGACGACCGGGAGTTCATGCGCCCGCTCGTCAAGACCCTGAACAAGCACACCTCCGCGCTCGCCGACGGCCTGCCCGGCAAGGGCACATACCGGGCCGCGTCGGTGTGGGTGTACGCCACCGTGCTCGTCGCCTGGGCGGAGGACCACGGCCTCATCCCCACCCGGCTACGCGCCGACGCCGAACCGCTGCGCAAGGAGCACCTACGGAACGGCGGCACCCTCGCCGACTGGATCCGCACCGGCATCACCGACCTCGCCACCCACCCCGGCACCGCATGCCTGGCCGACGAGCGGTACCTGCCGCTCACCCAGGCCCCCGCCGAGGACGCCCTCGCCGAACTCGTCGGCTGGTGGACCGGCGAGGCCCCGGACTTCGCGTACGACGTCGACAAGGGCCCCGCGTCCATCACCGGTTGGCTCGCCGGGGACCTGCTGCAGGAACAGCAGGACGAGGACCGCAAGGCCGCCGCCCTGTGCCAGACCCCCTGGTGGATCTGCGATTTCCTGTGCGAACGCACCCTCGTGCCCGCGATCCAGACGTTCCCCCGCGAGACCCTGCGGGTGATCGACCCCGCGTGCGGCGGCGGCCACATCCTCGTGTGGATCCTCATCGGCCTCTACCAGTGGTACCGGTCCACAGGCCGCGGCCACCCCGCCCTGTCGCCCCGTCCCGCCATCAAGCGCGCGCTCGCCGGCCTGCACGGCGTGGAACTGGACCCGCTCACCGCCGCCGTCGCCCGACTGCGCCTCACCGTGGTCGCCGGGTCGCTCCTCGCCGGAGACGGCGCCCTGCCCACCCCGCTACGCCTGCACCACATCCCCGCCGACCTCCGCCCCCGCGTCGCCGTCGGCAACGCCCTCCTCGCCGGCCAGGGCGACCCGAACCCGCCCGGGACCATCCTCGACGACACCGCCGACTACCCCGGCATCCTCACCCGCGGCACCTACCACGCCGTGATCGCCAACCCCCCGTACAAGGTCGTCAAGGACAAGGCCACTCGCGAGGCGATTCGGCAGGCGTACTTCACGGCGTCCGGAAAGTTCCCCCTGGCCGTGCCCTTCACGCAACTGCTGTTCGAACTCGCCATCCGCGGCGGCGAAGTCGTCACCGTCCCCGAACAGCTCGACCTCTTCACCGAGGAGGCCCCCGCATGAAACCCCGCCCGGGTGGCGCAACAGGTAGACGCAGCCGTCTTAAAAACGGATCCCGTGCGGGTTCGAATCCCGCCCCGGGCACCGCTGCCCCCGAGTGCACGCACTGGATCGGCGCCGAGCACCGCCACTGCCGCGCATTCCCCGTCGGCACTCGCGGGCCGGCCCGAGCCGCAGCCGGGTCCGGGTGCGCCGCGGGACCGGGAGGCAGCGTGACGTACGGCGGGGGGAACGGATCAGAAGAGGTCGACGTCCTTCGCGAGCTCGGCGAAGACGTCCGGGTGCTGGTCCCGCAGCATCTGAAGCATCTGCAACTGCGCCTTGGCCAGGCGGTACTGCTCCATCGACACGATCACCGCCGCCTCTTTGCCGCGGTTGATGAGGATCGTCGGTTCACCGGCGAACCGGGCGCGGGCGATCACCTCACCAAGGACGTTACGGGCCTCGGCGATCTTCGCGCGGTGCTCGGTGGGGGCGTCGGTCATGGGCAAAGCGTAGCTGACGGCCGTCATGAGCATCTTAGCCTCCATGGCGTTCTTAGCTATAATAGGCATGTCGAGAGGAGCGCGACGCCTCCCTGAGCGTCCCGGTAACGCGCGCCCAGAAACCACCGGTACGCCCGAAAGAAGATCCACGTGGGAATCCGCATGATCGTCGAAGTGCTTGAGCACGCACCCGCCACGCTCACGTGGCGCGAGCGCTACGCCCTGGCCGTCCTCGCCGAGAACGCCAACGACCACACCCGCGAGTGCTGGCCCGGCATCGAGGACGACGCACGCATCGCCCGCCGCATGCACCTGCCCGGCCGCTCCAGCCGCTACGAGGTGATCAAGGCGCTGCGGGAGAAGCACGCCCTCGAAGTCCTCTCCAGCGGCCACCGCGGGCACCGCGCGGTCTACCGGATCCCCCCGCTCGCCCCCGCAAAGGGTCCGGGGTTCCCGGACGCTATCGCCGAGAAAGGGTCCGGGAACCCCGGACAAAGCGTCCAGGATCCCCGGACCCAATCGCCCGGAAAGGGTCCGGAGAACCCGGACCCAACCAACGAGAAAGGGTCCGGGTTTCCCGGACAAAGGGTCCGGGTTCCACATGGAAAGGGTCCGGGAACCCCGGACCCCTACCCCTCAGACCCCTCAGACCCCTCAAAGAAAATAACTACTACCGCCGCCCCCGATCGATCAGACGCCCCACCCGAGCGCGACTACGCCATGGACGCCTTCGGCGCCTTCTGGCTCGTCTACCCCCGCCGCAAGGCCAAGGAGAAGGCCAAGCAGGCATGGCGCAACGCGATCGACCGCGGCGCCGAACCCCAGCGGATCGTCCAGGCCGCCACCGCGTACGCCCGCGAACGCCTCGGCGAAGACCCCCGCTACACCCCGTTCCCCGCCACGTGGCTCGACGCGGGCTCGTACGACGACGAGCCCGAGCCGGCGCCCGGCAAGCCGCAGCTACGCGCCGTCGGCGGCCACGCCCCGTACCAGCCGCCCACCGACCACTCCGTCTACCAGAACGGATTCTGACCATGCCCGAGCCCGAGACCCTCGCCACCACCGGCACCGCAGCACTCCGCCGCTTCGAGGAGATGCTCCACGCCCGCGGGCTCGACCACGTCACCCCGGGCCCCATCGACGACGAGCCGACGCCCGACGAACCGGGCCACCCCGAGTACCACCGCCGCCACCGCCGCGAAGACGCCCTCGCCCGCTGGCGCACGGCCACCCCGTACCGCTACCGCGACGCCACCGCCACCCACCCGGAAGTCACCGCCTGGGCGGACCGCGCCACCACCAACCCCCACGCCGCGGGCGGGCTCCTCCTCACCGGGCCGATCGGCACCGGCAAGACGCATGAGGCGTACGGCGCGCTCCGCCGCATAGCCGAAGCCGGCCCAGACCGGTACGAGGTCATCGCCACCACCGCGCCGGACATGTACGCGCTGCTGCGCCCCGGCGGCTCCGACCGCGGACCCGAAGCCGAACTGAAGCGACTCACCCGCGTCCCGCTGCTGCTCCTCGACGACCTCGGCACCGAGAAGATCAGCGAGTTCACCGAAGAGGCCACGTACCGGCTCCTGAACGCCCGGTACAACGACTGCCGCCCCCTGATCATCACGTCGAACCTCCCCACCTCCAGCCCGGACGGCCCCGACCTCGTCGACAAGCTGGGGGAGCGCATCACCTCCCGCCTCGGCCAGATCACCACCGTCGTCCCCATGACCGGACACGACCGCCGCCGCGGAGGTGCCCCCGCATGACCCCCGACCCGGACCGCGAAGCCATCGCCGCCCTCGCCGACCGCATCCGACGCCGCGACCACGACCAGCCGACCGACCGCCCGGACCCCGAAGTCCTCGCCACCGACTTCGTAGCGCTCCTCCGCGGCAAGGGCTGGCGCCCCACCGCCGCCGCACCCCCCGCCCCCGCCGACGACTGGCGCACACCCGTACGCCCCGCTGATCCCGACGCCGTACACCGCCACGCCGCAGCAGCACGCGCAGCAGCACGCGCAGCACTCCGCGGCGAAGCACCCCCGCCCACCGAGCCGGAAGAGACCACGCCATGACCACCCCGTACCGCGTCCTCGTCACCGGCAGCCGCAACTGGGCAGACCGCGCAGCCATCTGGCAGGGACTTGCCGACGTCGCCCGCGCCCTCCCGATCGACCAAGACCTCGTCGTCGTCCACGGCGCATGCCCGACCGGCGCCGACGACATGGCGCACGAGTGGGCACGCGGCTTCGGCGCCACGATCGAAGCGCACCCCGCGAACTGGCGCCCGGGCGGGAAGCTCGACCGTGCAGCCGGCTTCCGCCGCAACGCCGAGATGGTCGCGCTCGGCGCCGACATCTGCCTCGCCTTCATCCGCAACAGCAGCCGCGGCGCCACCCACACCGCCAACCTCGCCGACCGCGCAGGCATCCCCGTACGGCTGTGGACCGCATGACCACCCCGTACGAGCGGCTCCTCGCCGAAGAACTCCCCACCGGACAGTTCGGCGGACCCCGACCCCACCAACCCGAACCACCCCGCCTCCCCGACCACCTCGAACCCACCACGAAGGAAGACCAGATCCGCCACTACGCCGACCTCGCCCACGCCCTCGCCGGCTGGAACGACGGCGAACACGACCCCCGCCGACGCCTCACCGCCGTCCCCGAAGCCCCCGCAGAAGCCCCTGATCAGGCGGCTTGACCCGGGGCAACGGCCGCCGGACGCAACTGACAGCACGACTGTGCCAGTGGATGCTGGCACGATTGGAGTAGGCATGAACACGACCACCCCGCCCGATGAGAACCGCCCCACCGCCTTCGTCGTCATGATCGCCAGCCGCCCGCTCGCCGCCGCCTCCACCCTCGAAGCCGCGAAGGACGCCGCCGAGAAGTCCGAGGCCCCCTACGCGGTGAAGGGCGAGACCCGCTGGGACGACTACCGGCCCGGCGAGTGGCGGCTGATGCGCCGCAGCGAGGGGCGCCGGCGCTTCTCGTGGTCGCAGTACTGGGTGGCTGAGGTGCCGAGTGTGTCGGGTGGTGCGCGGTGAGCGCGGCGGCCGAACTGCGCGCCGCAGCGCAGCGGCTACGGGAGCTAGCCGAGGCGGCGACGCCCGGCCCGTGGCACCGCCCGCTGAACACCCGCTACAAGTCGACCGTCACCGCCGCTCTGCCGGATGGCGAGCGCGGCCAGTGGCTCGATGGTGTCGACCCGTCCACCGGCGAGCGGGAGCGGTGCACGGTCGCCATGGTCAATATCTGGTCCGACGGCAAGCACGCCCGCGGTCCGAGGGCAGGCCGGGATCTGGAGTTCATCGCCGTGATGCACCCGGGCGTGGCGCTGGCCCTCGCCGCGTGGCTGGAGTCGCTGGACGGGATCGACTTCAGCGAGCACGCCGCGATGAGCGAGGAACTGGCCCATGCCCTCGCGGTGGCGCGGGCGATCTCCGGAGGCGAGGCGCCGTGACCACGACCACCGCCCCCGCCGCCGCGCTCCAGGCCCTCGCCGATGCCGCGGTCGTCGACCGCCGCGCGGTCCGGTACCTCGACCCCGCCATCGCCCCGAAGATCAGCGACGACCCGCAGCACGACGGGGCGCACCTGCTGGCGTTCGTCACGGGCCTTGATGCCGTCCACACCGAACGCGCCCTCAACCGCGCCGGCTGGACCGTGGAACCCGGCCCGCGCCGCTGGGGCGCCGTCGTGCTCCGCACCCGCGCGCCCAAGGAGGCCTGATGACCCGCACCCACGAGCAGCCCTGGGAACGTGTCGGCCAGATCGTCGCGCGCCTCAACGAGGTGAACGGCACCGGCGAGCACGAGCGCGCCATGCGCCTCCTCAAGATCCTCGAAGAGGCGGGGGAAGCCGCGCAGGCCTACGCCGGCACGACCGGCCAGAACCCCCGCAAGGGGGTCTCCCACAGCCGCTCCGACGTGGCGGACGAACTGTGCGACGTCATCGTCGCCGCCATGGTCGCGCTGCACGACCACACCGACGACCCGGCGGCCACCTTCGGGCGCGTGCTCGCGCACCGGGCCGCGCGGATCCTCGGGGAGGCGAGCCGGTGACCGCCGAGCAGCTCGCCCTCCTCCCGCCGCCCGTACAGCCGGAGCCCGAGCCGGCGCCGCGCACCTACTGGGAGTGCCGCGGCCCCAAGGACTGGCAACCCGTGCACCTGGTGATCGGCTTCGGCGACTCCCGCGGCATGCCGGACCCGGCCTTCCCGCTCGTCGCCTCCCGGCCGCTGGCGCCGCGGAACGTGATGGTGCAGCGCGACGACGGCACGACCGTCGTGAAGCCCGTGCGGGCGCTGCGACGCCGCCAGCCCGGAGGTGCGTCGTGACCGCCCCCATCCCCGAGTTCCTGCTCACCTACCTCGCCGAGCGAGACGCCGCCAGGGCGCGCGCGGTCGACGAGTTCCTCACCCGACTCACCGACCGCGAACGGGCCCTCATGCGGGAGGCCGCCGTCATGGCCTACGTCCACGGCCGCCAGCACCCGCGAGACGAGAAGCACCCCAAGGACAGCCACGTCCTCGCCGGAGTGATCGACGCCTGCCTCGCCATGCCCGACCTGTACCCGGCGGTCAACGCCGTCAGCAACGACACCCCGGAGACGACACCGTGACCGACCGCCCGACCGCGAGCACGATCACCGACGACGAGTTGGACGCCCTGCACGAGCGAGTCCTCTACGCCGAGGCCGCCGTCCGCCGCGCATCCGCGCTTGCCACCCGCTGGGACTTCACCCCCGACCGCAAACGCGCCGCCGCCGAACTCCGCAACGAACTGCGGCGCCGCACGGCCGACACCGAGCCGGACGCCGCGAGTGATCTTCTGGAGCGCCTGGATCTGCGGCAGTCACCGCAGACTGCCGCAGCCGCGCCGCGCCCCGATGCCCCGGGAACCATGCCAGGCGCCCGCGAGAGCGCCGAACACCCCCTCCCCGGCGTCTCGCAGCGCCCGGAGGGGGAGATAGGCGCCCAGACGGGCACACAGAGCCTCGGCTCCGATGACGGCAGCCCTCCAGAGCAGCCCTGCGGCATGGAGCGCCAGCACCCCGCGCACAAGGCGATGCGCAACCGCCGCGCGATCCAGTGCCCCGGCAACCCCGCCCCGCCCGCCGGCGCGCTGCGCGGCGCGATCGCCTCGGCGATCGCCAAGTTCATCGACGATCACCCCGCGGGCTGGACCCACAGCGATCTAGCCGGCTACCTGACGGACGCACTCGAAGTCGGCCGCGCCGTGCTCCTCGCCCACGCCGAGGCCGAGCTGCGCCGCGTGTCCGCCCTCCACGCCGACACCGAACGCCGGCTCCGCGAGGAACTCCGGGCCGCCGTCGAACGCGCCGAGAACGCCGAGGCCCGACTCCAACTCGCCCGCGACACCCTCGCCCGAGACGGCTACTTCCGACCCGACGAGATCGGCGCCGACATCGCGCCCCGCCTCGCCGAATGGGTCACCCACCACCGAGAGCGCGCCGAGGAGACGAAACAGCAGCTCGCAGAGGCGTGCCGCCTGCTGTCCCAGTGGGCGCCGGACCTCATGTCGGCCGCCCCCGTGCTGTTCCGCAAGCTCGACGCCCTGCTGACGCTCAGCTCACCCGACGCCCCCAAGGAGACGTGACCGTGCCCGTGCCGACGTGCCATCGCTGCCACCGCGTCATCTGCATCTGCGGAGCCGCGGCGTGACCCGCCTGCGCATCGCCGTCTACTGCCTCACCACCGGCGCCACAGCCACCGTCCTCGCCTCGGCCGCGGCCCTCACGGTCGACAGCGTGACGGAACGCCGCGCCGTGTGGGCCGGCGTGCTCCTCGCTGTCGCGTGCGCGGCGGGCGTACGGTTCGCGGCCCGCAGGTGAACACGCGAGAGGGGGCGCGCCGTGGTCGACGCGCCCCCTCCACCGCTCAGACCGTGGTCACCAACTCACCACCCGCGGCGGCTTCCCATCCCGACCCGCGAACTCATGATGCGACCACACCGTCACGTGCTTGAAACCCACCGCCTTCAGATGCGCCTCCAACTCCTCCGGCCGGGCGTAGTTCCAGCCGAACCAGATCACCGCGGACCCCGCGACCTTGCTGCCGCCCTGGAGGGAACTCCAGTCGTCCCGCTTGAGGGAGATGACGGGCGTCTCGTCAGGCTTGGGGGCGATGGCCCGGACGCTGACCTCCTCGCCGTGGATGAAGTCGGTGATGGCGTCGGCGACCTTGGGTGCGATGTCTTCGGCGTCTCCGTCTTCGCTGTCGCCGACGATCACGAACATGTCCGTCACGCTGCTCACAGGCTCTGCTCCTCGTTGCTCTCCGACCACGGTCCGGCCGGGGGCCGCTCGGGCAGCTTGGCGCCGGGCCGGCGCATGTACCAGCGGATGAACTCGCGGATCACCCGGGAGCGCGGGCTGCGCCCCTCAGGGTGCACGGCCCGGGTCGCGTCGCCGAACGGCTCCCACTCGTCTGCGGGGCCGCGGAACTTCCGGTACGGGTCGTACTTGTCGGTGTCGGGTGCCATCCCGCCAGGGTACCGGTTTGTGGCCACGGGCGCCATGACGTGGGCTGTCGCCTTGTGGCCACGATTGGTGGCGCAACCCCCTTGCGTTGTGGCCACAAGGCGCGCTAGGCTTGTGGCCACAAGGAGAGCGAAGGGAGGGGACACCATGGAGCAGCCGACCACCACCCACCACACCCACTGCCTCCGCTGTGGCCGGCTGCTGCGGTCCCCCTCGTCGGTCGCCCGGGGATACGGACGCCACTGCGCCACCAAGATCCGCCACGCCGCCGCCGACCTCACCGACTACCAGCCCCACCAGATCAGCAGCGCCCGGCAGCTCATCGCCGACGCCGCGATCATCCCGCTCCGCCGCACCCTGTTCCTCGCCGTCTCCACGGACGGCGCCGCCGTACACCGCACCGACGCCCGCGGCCACTGCACCTGCCCGGCCGGCCTGAAGTCCGGCCGCTGCTACCACACCGCCGCCGCCCGCCTGCTGCTCGCCGCCTGAAGGAGAACACCATGGCCAGCGTCCCCACTCGTGAAGACGTCGAGCAGGCGTACGCCGACGAGCACGCCGCAATGGAGAAGATCCGCGCGTTGACCCGCGAAGCCCGCGAGGCGACGGACCCCGAGGCGCGCCGCCGCGCCGGCGGACGCGCCGTCTCCCTTGAGCGCGAGCTGCGCAAGCTCAACGAGCGCTGCCGCGACTTGCACCAGGAGTTCAGCCGTGCGGGCGGCATGCTGTCCGCCCCGCCTACCCCCCGCGAGGTCGGTCTCGAAGACCGCCGCTGGGACTGCCGCAACGACGACACCGAGTAGGAGACCAACCGATGCCCACCTTCCAGATCGGCCAGCGCGTCCGCACCCTCGTCGCCGCTGGCGCCGCATGGCCCGGCGCCTTCGCCGCGCCCGTCGGCACCCTCGGCACCATCGAGAGCCTGGAGAAGCGGCACGGCGGGTACGGCGTCCTCCTCGACGGCGACCCCGACGCCCTGCCCGCGTCGTACGACGCCGAGGAGCTGGAGGCCGCCGAGTAGACCACCGGGCCGCCGCCCCCTCCCCCGGCGGTGGCCCCTTCCCCGCGGGCCCGCTCCGACCTCCCCCGGAGCGGGCCCGCCCGCCGTCCCCGATCCACCCCGGGAACGCTGCACTGCCGCTCTACAGCAATGACAGGCGACCACACGGGGCGCCGCAGTAGAGAGGACCGCACATGGACCCGCTCTCGCTACTCCTGATCCTGCTCATCCTGCGGGAGACGAACCGGCGGTAGACCCGCCGTCGACGTCGCCGGCCAGGAGGGGCGTCTCCTCGCCCTTCCTCGGCCGGTTCTTCCCCGACCCCGAGTAGCCGCGCTCGATGTCCTGCACCGTGCCGAGCGAGACGCCGAGCATCGCCGCGATCTTCCGGTAGGACACCGCGGGCTTCTGCGCCCGCAGCCCGAGGACGAAGTCCCGTCGCAGCTTCCGCCACTCCTTGCTCCGCGCCGTCTGGTGGGCGAGCACTTCGCTGATCGCCTTCGCGCGCTCCTGGGGATCGGGCATCGCCTCGACCGCGTTCATGGCGTCGATCACCCGCTGAGCCTCCTCGGTCACACCCGGCCTCATCTCGTACGGGCAGGCCGCTTGCCCTGAGTGTATGGGATCCCATACGCTCACGGGAAGGCAGCCCGCGCTGCTGGTGCACAAAGCCCCCGGCCCGCTGAGTTGGCGCTCCGGGCCGGGGGCGGACCCACTCACAACCGCGACGAAGGAGCAGGTCCGCCATGGAGCGTAACGACCAACCCCCGCCTCCCGGCACCCCCTCGGCCATGGCCGCCCCCACCCGCACATGCCCCATGTGCAACGGGGCGGGGGGCGCCATGACGGACGGCACCGAGATACGCGGCGGCCAGCGGATCGCCACACAGACCTGGAAGAACTGCCGCCGCTGCAACGGCGCCGGCGAGGTCACCGCATGAGCCTCCCCAAGGGCCTGCCGATCCGCGCCGAACAGCCCGACCCGGACAGCCCCCACGGCACCGACTACGACCCGCAGCGCGGCGGCTGGTACCCGCCGGACAAGCCCGACGCCGACGACGAGTAGCCCCCCGACCGGCCGGGCCCGCGCGTCCCCCCGACGCGGGCCCGGCCTCCCCCTCCCCACACCCCGCCCTTCCCGGAACGAGGAACCCATGAGCCGCCGTCGGCGCCCCATCCTCAACACCCCGCTCGCGCGCTACGGCTTCACCGCGCTCGCCGCGCTCGCCCTCCTCACCGGCCAGCTCGCCCCCGCCCTCCTCGCCGGCGCGCTCGCCGCCGCCGCGTGGAACGCAGGAGGCCGGCGATGAGCCGCCACTCCCGCGACCCCCTCGTATGGGTCTCCCTCGCCGCCGGCGTCGGCTTCACCGCCACCGCCGAATACGAGCTGGCCCGCACCATCGGCGCCGAACCGCCCGTCGCGGTACTCCTGCCGCTCGCCCTCGACGTGTACGTCATCGCCGCGATCCGCCGGTCCCGCGGCCGGGACATCGCCCTGTCCCTCGTCCTCATGGGTACCGCGCAGATCGCCGCGCACCTCCTCGTCGCCGATGTCGTCGGGGTGTCCGTACCGCTCGTCGCCGCGGTCAGTCTGCTGGTGCCGCTGTCCATCTGGCGCGTGCACGCGCTCGCGGTACTGACCCCCTCGCCCGACCCGGTACCGGCCGCCCCCGCGGGCCCTGCGGCGCTGCCCCGGCTCGTCGCCGTCCCCGTGCCGGTACCGGCCACCGGACCGGCCGCGCTGCCGCGTCTCGTACCGGTACCGGTGGCAGGTGAGTCCCGCCCGGAACTGACGGCCGTACCGGCGCGCGCGGACAGCCCGGTACCGGTACGGCCGCGCCGCCGCACCAGCACTCCGACGACGAAGAAGACCGCGCGCGGTACCGCCCCGAAAGCCGGTACCGCCTCCTTCGACGAGCACGTCCGTACCGCCACAGAGTGGCTTGCGAAGGAGCCCGACCTGTCCGGTACCGCCATCGGTACTCGCCTCGGTACCGGCGACTCGTACGGCCGGCGCGTGAAGCGCGCCGCGGTCGACGGCGGTACCGGTACTCCGGCGCCTGGCCGCGAGCGCCCGGCCGAGTCCATGGAAGGCGGCTACGCATGATCCTCGGCTTCCTCGTCTGCCCGCTCATCGCCGCGATGGCCGCGCTCGGGTTGATCACCTGCTACCCGGGAGAGGCCCGGCAGTGGCTGCTGCCCGCGGCCCGGATCGTCGCCGGCGGCACCATCGCCATGGTCACGCTCGCCGCCCTCGTGGAGCTGTCACGATGACCGGGCCCGAGCCGCCGCCGGCGCCGGACTGGTGGGACCGCCTGTACGCGGACGACCCGGACGCGGGGCCCGTGAAGCATCCGCATCCGGATCCTGCTCCGGACGCCGGGGCGCGCCCCTGGTGGGCCGTGCTCCACCCCGTACGCGAGCACCCCGAGCCCGAGCCGGCGCCCCGCGACGACCCCGGCGTCCACATCACCATCAACCAACCCCCGCCGTACGCCGACCAGCCCGACGGCCGCCGCCGCGCCCGGATCCGCTGGCTCGCGTACCACGGCGCCGGCGCCGGCGTCGGCTGGCTCATCGGCATCGGCCCCGCGATCTCTACGTGGCTGAACACCCTCGGGCAGACCGCCCCGGCCGCCGGCATCGGACTCTGCCTCATCGCGTGCATGCCCGCCGCCTGGCTCCCTGGCCTGCCGTTCATCCCGCCGCCGCTGCGCCCCGCCACCGTGTGGCTCGCCCGCATCCCCCTCGCCACCGCCGCCCTCGCCCTGGCGCTCCACGCGCCCGGCACCGTGATCTAGGAGACCCCGTGTACCTCGCCCAAGCTGACGGCGCGGCGTTCGGCGCGCTCGGCGCCGGCGGCCTGGCCCTCGCCCTGGCCGTCGCGCTCGTCCTCGGCGTCCGCGGACAGGGCAAGATCCGCCTCAGAGACAACAGCGCGATGATCCTCGCGTTCATCGCCGGAACCGCCTTCTCTGCGGCCGGCGCGATCTGGGCCAACCCCGAGCGGATCACCCGCCAGGGCCTCAGCGGCCTCGGCGTCGGCGGCTCCGGCCCGTTCGGGAACGTCGGCATGGGCGCGGTCGCGCTGCTGCTGCTGATCCTCATGCTCGGGCTGCGGCTGACGCCCGCGCGGGGCGCTGCCCTCGGGCTCGTCGCCGCCGTCGTCTGGCCGCTCGCCGGCTCGGCCACGGTGTGGGCGCTGCCGTGCGAGTTGGCCGCCGCTTCCCTGATGATGATCGGCGGCTGACGTGCGCGTATGGATGGCCATCTGGACCGGGAGCACCGCGATCTGCGGCCACATCGCCGCATGGATCGCCGCCGCGCCGGTGCCGCGCCTGATCCTCATCGCGCTCGTGCTGGGCTTCGTCAACGGGCTGGTGTCCGCGGGCGCGATCGCCGCCGTCCTCGCCGCCGCGTGGCTCGGCGCCGCGATTGTCCTCGGGCTGCGCCTCCCCCCGTCCGCCGCCGTCCCCGCGGCGGCCGCCGACTCGGCCCCGAGCGCCGACGAGCCGGCCGCCACCGACGAGCCGCCGCCCGCCGCCGAGCCCGCCGAACTGACCCGCAGCGAAGTCGTCATGGCGCTCCACGCGGTGGCCGCCCCACACGCCCACCTCTCCGCCGTCGCCCGGCACCTCAACACCACCCCCGAGAAGGTCCGCGCAGCCCTCAAGGCAGCCGGCATCCCGGCCGGCGATCAGGTGAGGATGCGGGGCCGCGGGGTGAGCACCGGCGTACGGGCCGCCCACATCCCGCCACTTCCCCCCGCCGCAGACCCCCCTCCTGGGGACGTTGTTGCCGCAGGTCAGCCCAGCAACAACAACAGCAACAACAACTTCGAGACGGTCCCCGACGACACGAACCCCGTCCGCACGCACGTCCGTTGGCGCGCCCGGCGCAGCGGCTGAACCCCGACCCTTCCCCGTCCCGAGAGGAACCGCCATGTCGTACCCGTACCCGCCGCCTCCGCCCCCTCCGCCGCCGGGCGCCCGCCGCTCCCGCGGCAAGACGATCGCGCTCAGTGTCCTCGGTGTGTTCGCGTTCCTCTTCGCGGTGAGCATGGCCGCTGCCGCCTTGGGCGGTGGCGACACCGAGGAGCCCGGCACGTCCAGCAGCGCGCCCGCCAAGCCGGCCAAGGGCGACGACAAGCCGGCGTCCAAGGAGAAGCCCGAGGCGAAGCCGGCGAGCGAGGCCGACGACCTCACTTCGATCAAACTGGACGACCGCAGCGAATACGGCGTCGCTGACATCTGGGTGACGTACACCGTCAAGAACAACTCGTCGAAGCCCTCGGACTACGTGATCAAGTACGAGGTGGTCGACAGCAGCGACACCCGCGCCGACAACGGCGACCTGTACGTCACCAACCTCCAGCCCGGTCAGACGACGAACGAGGAGATGATCACGCTGCTGGAGACCGTGAAGGGCATGAAGCTGAACGTCCTGGAGGTGGACCGCACCGAAGCGTGGTGACCGCCGCCCCGGCCCCGCCGCCCACCCGGGTGGCGGGGCCGACCCATGCCCACACGCCGAAGCGGCCGGGACTGGGGGTCCCGACCGCCCGCGCCGGTGAGCTATGCCGGCAACGCCAGCCCCTGCCGGGGCCGATCCCGCGACCGTAGCGCCCGGCACCGACAACGGGCATGGACCGTTCGGCCCTACCCGGCGCGCCCCGCGCGCGGCACGCTCCCCTGCGACGCCCACGCATCCGGGGGGATCCATGCGCGCCACCACCACCGCCGCCCTCGCCGCCGTCCTGCTGCTCACCGGCGCCGGCTGCTCCGACGACGAGCCGAGCTACGAGACGCAGGTCGAACAGTGCACGCAGGCCCTGAAGGACCGGGCGCCCGGCGTGAAGGGCAAGCCGGCCGACTGCGAGGGCCTGACCGAGGAGGACTACGGGGCGCTCCTCGGGTCGCAGATCCTCGAAGACGAGGGCCTGGCGCCGTAGCTGCGTCTTCTCCGCGGCCGGGGGTTCCGGGGGGTGCGGCGGCTATCCTGCTGACAACGTTGTCAGAGGATGGGAGGTGCGGCCGTGCCGAAGAAAGGCGAGCCCAGCTCCGCCCCCCGCAGCAACGGCACCAACCGCTTCGTCCGCACCCCCGAAACCGCGCGCCGCGACGCCCAAGCCGCCGAACTCCGCGCCGAGGGCTACAGCTACCAGCAGATCGCCGACGAACTCGGCCTCTCCGACAAGGGCCGCGCCCACCACGCCGTACGCCGCGCCCTCCGAGACATCGCCGAGAAGCCGGCCGCAGCGGTCCGCGACCTCGAACTCCGGCGCCTCGACGCCATGTACGAGGCCGTGATGGAGGTGCTTGAGCGCCGGCACGTCACCGTCTCCCACGGCAAGGTCATCGTGGACACCGCCGGGGAACCGCTCCTCGATGACGGCCCCGTTCTCCAGGCCGTTGACCGCCTCCTGAAGATCCAGGCCCGGCGCGCGGCGCTCCTCGGACTCGACGCCGAAACGAAGGTCAACCTGTCCGGCGGCGTCACCTACGAGATCATCGGCGTGGACCCGGAGGCCCTGAAGTGACCGCCCCGGCGCCCCCGCGCGACCTCGTGCACCGGTATCAGCCGCTCGGCGCCGCGCACACCCTGTTCCACGCCCGGGACCCCGAGGTGCTGCTGTCCGGTCCCGCCGGCACCGGAAAGTCCCGCGCCTGCCTCGAACGGCTCCACCTCCTGGCGCTGGCCAACCCCCGCATGCGCGGCCTCATCGTCCGCAAGACCCTCGCCTCCCTGGGTTCCACCGCGCTCGTCACCTGGCGCGAACACGTGATCGCCGAGGCGCTGGAGGCGGGCCTCGTCAAGTTCTACGGCGGCGGCCCTCAGGAGGCGGCGTCGTACCGGTACAGCAACGGCTCGGTCATCGGCGTCGGCGGCATGGACAAGGCCACGCGGATCATGTCGTCGGAGTACGACATCGTGTACGTGCAGGAAGCGATCGAGCTGACGGAAACGGACTGGGAAGCGATCACCACCCGCCTCCGAAACGGCAAGATCAGCTTTCAGCAGATCATCGCCGACACCAACCCCGACGTCCCCAACCACTGGCTCAAACGGCGCTGCGACCGCGGCGCCACCCTCCTCCTCGATTCCCGGCACGAGGACAACCCCGTCCTCTTCGCCAGCGGGGAGCTGACCGAGGTGGGCCGCTCGTACATCGGGAAACTCGACGCCCTCACCGGGGTCCGCTATCAGCGGCTGCGGCGCGGCCTGTGGGTGGCGGCGGAGGGCATCATCTACGAGGGTTTCGACCCGGCGGTGCACCTCGTCGACCCGTTCGACGTGCCGAAGGACTGGACGCGGTGGATCACGGTGGACTTCGGGTACACCAACCCGTTCGTCGCGCAGTGGTGGGCTGAGGACCCGGACGGCCGCCTGTACCTGTACCGGGAGATCTACCGCACGAAGCGGCTCGTGGAGGATCACGCGCGGGACATGCTCGCAGCGGTCACCGACGCCAACGGGACATGGACGGAGCCCCGGCCGCGCGCGGTGATCGTGGATCACGACGCGGAGGACCGGGCCACCCTCGAACGGCACCTCGGGATGGGCACAGCCGCAGCTCGGAAGGGCGTCAGCGATGGTATCCAGGCGGTGCAGTCGAGGCTGAAACCGGCGGGCGATGGCCGGCCGCGGCTGTTCGTGATGCGCGGCGCGCTGGTCGAACGCGACAGCGAACTCGACGACGCGAAGAAGCCCACCTGCCTCGAAGACGAGATCGTCGGCTACGTGTGGGCCGTGAAGCCCGGCGCCGGCGGCGACCTGAAGGAGGAGCCGTTGAAGGCCAACGATCACGCCATGGACGCGATGCGGTACATGGTGGCGCAGCTCGACCTCGGCGGCCGTACCCGGGTGAGGTGGCTCGGATGAGCAGCCTCGTGGGGAAGCTGCGCCAGGCGCGTGATGGTCTGCTGCAGCTCGGCGGCCTCGGTGCGCTCGCGGCGTCGGTGTGGACCGCGTGGGGCACGGCCCCCGGTCTGGCCGCGTCCGGTGTGGGCCTCCTCGTAGTGCAGTACCTGACGACCGACGAGAAGGCGGTGCGGCGATGAGGTCGCTTGTGGGCGCGCTCGCCGGAGGGCTGCGCGGGCGGTCGCCGGTGCCGTACGTGGCGCGCGGCGCCGGCCGGTGGGGTGGCCAGTTCTACCGCACGGACGCTGCGGCGCAGATGAGCGCCATGGGCTCCGTCGGGACCCTGTTCGCGATCGTCAACCGGACCTCGAACGCGACCGCGCTGGTGGAGTGGAAGCTGTGGCGCAAGGCGAAGAGCGGGCTGCCCGAGGACCGTACGGAGGTCACCTCGCACGCGGCGCTGGACCTGTGGAATCGCCCGAACCCGTTCATGCCGCGGCAGGAGTTCGTCGAGACCTTTCAGCAGCACGTGGATCTCACGGGCGAGGCGTGGTGGGTCGTCGTCCGGCACCCGAAGGTCAAGAGCATTCCGCTGGAACTCTGGCCGGTGCGCCCGGACCGGATGCTGCCGGTGCCGGATCCGGAGAAGTTCCTCGCCGGCTACGTGTACCTCGGGCCGGGCGGTGAGCGGATCCCGCTGGAACTCGACCAAGTGATCCAGTTGCGCATGCCGAACCCGCTGGACCCGTACCGCGGCATGGGCCCGGTGCAGTCGGTGCTCGCCGACCTGGACGCGACGCGGTACAGCGCGGAGTGGAACCGGTCGTTCTTCCTCAACAGCGCCGAGCCCGGCGGGATCATCGAGGTGGACAACCGCCTCGGCGACGAGGAGTTCAACGAACTCCGGGACCGGTGGAACGAGCAGCACAAGGGCGTTGCGAACGCCCACCGGGTGGCGATCCTCGAACACGGCGTGTGGAAGGACCGCAAGCTCAGCCAGCGGGACATGCAGTTCGTGGAGCTGCGCGACGTCTCGTCGAAGGTGATCAGAGAAGCCTTCGGCATGCCGAAGTTCGCCGTCGGCGACGTCGAAGACATCAACCGCGCCACCGCCGAAGCCTCGAAGTCGTGGTTCGCCGAGCAGCTCACCGTGCCCCGCCTGGAACGCATCAAGGCCGCGGTGAACTGCGATCTCCTGAAGCTCTTCGGCCGCGCCGCGGAGGGTCTGGAGTTCGACTACGAGAACCCGGTGCCGCCGGACCAGGAGGCGCAGAACGCCGAGCGCGAGTCGAAGGCCCGCGCGGCCGCAACGCTGATCGAGGCGGGCGCGTACGGCCCGGCCGTGCTGGAGGCTGTGGGTCTGCCGGAGATTCCGTTCGGGCAGCCGGACGCGGACCCGGACAAGGAACTGCTGATCGACCTCCTGAAGGGATCCAGCGGCACCGCGGAGTTGGCGGAGAAGCTGCTGACGATGCTCGGGTTCGACGTGCCAGCGCCGGCCGCGCCTCCCGCGTCCCCGGCGCCGCCGCCCGCGCCGGACGAGGGCCCCGAGGCGCTGGCTGACCCGGAGGCGGCGATGCGGTGGGTCGCGGTCGAGACGATCGACGACAACACCTGCCAGCCCTGCAAGGACAACGACGGGAAGCTGTACCGCAACCGGGCCGACGCCTACAAGGACTACCCGGGCGGGAAGGGCTTCGTAGGCTGCGTCGGCGCGGAGCACGGGCACGAGTGCCGGGGCGTTGTGAAGAAGCGCCGCGCGGGCGACGACTGACGAGTTTTTCGCAGGCGGGGGTTTCGGGCTCGCGGTCGTGCACAATGAGGTCTGACAACGTTGTCATCACACGTTGTTATCGGGTGGGGTACCCGAGGGGATCAAGGAGGGCGCGCATGCCGTGGATTGGGGCACTGGCGGGAGCCGATCAGGCCGGCGTGCGCGCCCAACCCTTCGCCGCCCTTGAGGCGGCCCGCCCCCGCGTCGAGATCCGCAACGCCGCGGGCGACGACGGCGACGAAGCCGAGATGCTCATGTACGCCCCCATCGGTGGGTGGTTCGGCGTCTGGGCTGAGGACGTCGTCTCGGAGTTGAAGCAGATCACCGCGCCGAACATCCGGGTGAGGGTCAACTCCCCGGGCGGCAGCGTCTTCGAGGGCATCGCGATCATGAACGCGCTTCGAGCCCACCCCGCCAAGGTCACCGTGCAGGTCGACAGCCTCGCCGCCTCGATCGCGTCCGTCATCGCCATGGCCGGTGACCGCGTCGTCATGATGCCCGGCAGCCAGATCATGGTGCACGACGCCTCCGCGATCACGTACGGCAACGCCGCTGAGATGCGCGAACTCGCCGACCTCCTCGACAAGCAGTCGGACAACATCGCTGACCAGTACGCGGCCCGCGCCGGCGGCACCCGCGACGACTGGCGCGCCGTCATGCGCGACGAGACGTGGTACCTCGCGGATGAGGCGGTGAAGCAGGGCCTCGCCGACGAGGTGCTCGCCGCCCCGGCGCCCGAGGAGGAACCGGCCGAGCCCGGCGAGGGCCCGGACATGAAGACGTGGGCGAAGCTGTTCGGCTTCCGCTACACCAGCCGCGAGGAAGCCCCGGCGCCGGCCGCGGTCGCCGCGCAGCCGCCCGCCGCAATGCCCGCGCCGCCGGCTGCGGTCGACCTGGAGAAGCCGCCGCCCACCCCGGCCCCCGCGCCAACACCGGCGGACGACTTCATGGCGCAGTTCCTCGCCGCGTGCGCCGCGGTCGGCATCACCCCCACGGCCGCCGCCGCGCAGCCCGCTCCCGAACCCGCCCCCGAGCCGGAGCCGGCCCGGGGACCGGGCGAGCCGCCCGTCGACGAGTGGGCCGCCGCCACCGCACATCTCACCAGCCCCGCGGCCGACGACTGGTCGGCCGCCATCGCACACCTCACCGACACCACCCCAGCGCCGTGCAGCGCGGCAACGGACGCCTGAAGGAGGCAACGTGGCTAAGACCCTGACCGTCCCGCGCAACAGCACCGAACTGCGCGAGATGCTCGCGGACACCGAGACCCGCAAGGAGATCCTCGCCAGCGAGGAGTCCATGGCCAAGTTCATGGACGGCTACGCCAACGAGCAGCAGGGCGACGGCACCGACCTGAAGCAGCAGGTCGCCGAACTCGCGCAGAAGGAGTTCGCCGACTTCCTCAAGGAGGCCGGCGTCGAAGACCTCAAGCGCCCCGACGTCCGCGCCACCGGCGCCGACGACCCGTACACCACGCCGCAGGCGAAGGCTGGGCAGAAGCAGGGCCTGTACAACCCCCACGCGCTCGGCGCGAAGGTCGACAAGCTGTTCGCCAGCAGCGGCGAGTACTTCCGGGCAATCTGGCGGTCGAACCCGGAGAAGGACTCCCCGGAGATGGCCGGCAAGTTGGAGCAGCTCCGGAACTTCTCCAGCAACGTCCCCTCGGACGGCGGGTTCCTCATCCCCGAGTTCCTCCGCTCCGAGCTGCTGCGCGTCGCGCTGGAACAGGCCATCGTCCGCCCCCGCGCCCGCGTCGTCCCCATGGAGACGCTCCGCGTCCCCTACCCGGCGATCGACTCCACTTCGAACCAGAACAGCGTGTACGGCGGCGTCGTCGGCTACTGGACCGAAGAGGGCGCCGCGATGACCGAGTCGCAGGCGAAGTTCTCCCGCGTCATCCTCGACGCGAAGAAGCTCACCGGGTTCACCAAGGTCCCCAGCGAGCTGCTCGCCGACAGCATCGTCAGCCTGACCGCGCTGATCGACCAGATTTTCCCCGAGGCCCTCGCCTGGTTCGAGGACATCGCGTTCCTCACCGGCTCCGGTGTCGGCGAGCCCCTCGGCGTTTTGGAGGCCAACGCCGCGGTGTCCGTGGCGCGTACGGCGTCGGGCAACGACATCGAGTTCGCCGACGTCATCAACATGTACGCGCGGATGCTGCCGCAGTCCCTGTCCCGCGCAGTGTGGGTCGCGTCCAACGACACGTTCCCGTCGCTGGCACAGATGGCGCTCACCCGCGGCACCGACGGCATCGCCTCCCCGGCCATGTGGATGACCGGCGGTCAGGCCATCGCCGGCCCGCCCATGACGCTGCTGGGCCGGCCCGTGGTCTTCACCGAGAAGGTGCCGAAGAGCGGCGACGTCGGCGACCTGTCACTCGTCGACTTCGGGTTCTACCTCCTCGGCGACCGGCAGGCGATGCAGGCCAAGCAGAGCGAGGAGAGGTACTTCGAGACCGACGAGGTGGCCTTCCGCATCATCGAGCGCGTCGACGGCCGTCCTTGGCTTCAGTCCGCGATCACTCCCGCCAACGGCGGCGACACCCTGTCCCCGATCGTCAAGCTCGGCGCCTGAGCAGGAAGAAGGACACCGATCATGGAAGCTCTCGGCAGGCTCGTCGACGTGGTGGCCGGGGTCGCCCCGCAGGCCGCGGCGAACGCCATTACCGGAAACCGGGTCCACCTCAAGAACGCCGCCGGCGTCACGATCGTCGTGTTCTGCGGCGCCGGCACCGCCGGCGAGGACCTCGACATCGACCTGCAGCAGCACACCGCCGCGTCGTCGGGCACCTCCGCTGACCTGGACATCATCGATCACTACTACCTGAAGACCGAAACCACGCTCGACGGCGACGAGACGTGGACGGAGGTCACGCAGGCCGCCGCCTCGGAGATCACCGATGCGGGCGGCGCCGGCACGTCGGCGGAGGAGCAGAACATCCTCGTCGTCGAGGTCGACGCGACGCAGCTCTCCGACGGCTACGAGTGGGTGTCGGTGAACATCCCGGACCTCGGCGCCGCCGGCGACAAGGTCGTGTCCGTGCTGTACCTGCTGCGGGACCTGGTGGTGCAGCGGGACCCGACGGCGCTGGTCAACCCGCAGGCGTGACTGTGGCTCTCCTGGTCTGTCTCGACTGCACCGCCGGTTACTCGGTGGGCGCGCCGCGGTGTCCGCACTGCGGGTCGGAGCGGTGCGCCGAGGAGGGCAGTGCGGCGGCCCTGGGCCTGCATGTGCGGGGCCGTGTCGATGAGGAGGAAGACGACATGCCGAAGATCACCAAGCACGGTGGGGCCACGACTGCCGGTGCCGACGCCACACCCCCTGCGCCGGCGCCGGCCCCGGCCGCCGAGGTGCCGGCCGCGGACGTCGCCGTGGAGGCGGCTGAGCGGCCGGCCGAGGCCGCGCCGAAGGCGGCGTGGCTGGAGTACGCCGAGTCCCTCAGCGTCGAGGGTGCGGCGGAGATGACGAAGAGGCAGCTCATCGACGCCACGACGCGGGAAGCGGAGTAGGCCATGGCTGTCGGGTTCAGCGTTGCTGCCGCGAACACGCACCTCGATGCGCAGGGCACCGCCTACTCGTGGATCAAGCTGCACGTGGGTGATCCCGGGTCGGCTGGCACCGCGAACCCGGCGACCGAGACGACCCGCAAGCAGGCGACGTGGGGCTCCGCCTCCAGCGCTGCGAAGACGACGACGGCCGACCTCGTGTGGACGAACGTGTCCGGCGCGGAGGACTTCACGCACTTCTCGATGTGGTCGGCGTCGACCGCCGGGAACTTCGGCGGGTCCGGCACGGTCACCGCGAACGCCGTCGCGTCCGGCGACACGTTCACCATCCCCGCCGGGGAGCTGGATCTCACCCTGCCCGTCGCATCCTGACCCGCCCGAGCCCGAGCCCAGAGAGGAGGACCGAGAATGTCGCAGCGCGCCGACGCCGCCACCGACCGCGTCTCGTACACGGCCGCACCGCCGCCCGCGCCCGCCACGGCATTCACGGCCGTCTTCTGGGCCAGGTTGAGGGCCGATCTCGACACCTTCTCGACGATGATGCGGCTGCACTCCTCATCGGGCGCGTCGACCGCGGTGACCATCACGACGGGCAGCAGCGGCATCACGCCGATCGTCGTGAGCCCCGGCAACACCGGCGGGATCATCGGCGCCGACGCGCTCGCCGTCGACACCTGGCGGATGATCGCGGTGACGGTCGGCGGGACCGGCGCCACCGACGGCAGGATCTACACGCGGGCGGTCGGCGGCTCCACGAACGCCGTCACAGGGCAGGTGACCGGCGGCGCCACACCCGACGGGATCACCCTCTTCGGCCGGTCGATCGGGGAGGCCGGGGAGTGGTTCAACGGCGGTCTCGCGTACGTCCGCGTGTGGTCCGCGGTCCTCTCGCAGTCGGAGATTGAGACGGAGTGGGCGAGCGCGACGATCGTGCGCACGTCCGGGGTGTGGGCGAACTGGCCCATGCTCACGAACATCAACGACGTCTCCGGCAACGGGCGGAACCTCACTGCGGGGTCGACGGCGCTGACGACCGAGGACGACCCGCCGATCGCGTCCACCGTCACCGGCAGCGCGGCGGCGGCGTTCGGCGCGCTCACCGGCGCGGCGGCCGGTACCCGGCGGGTGAACGGCGGCGGCGCGGTCGGGCTCGGGGGCCTCACCGGAGCAGCGGCCGGCGCGCGTACGGTCGTCGGGACCGCGGGGCTCTCGGGCGGAACCTTGTCCGGCGCCGCGGCCGGGGCCCGCGCGGTCATCGGCTCGGCGTCCGGCGCGTTCGGTGCGCTGGACGCCGCCGCAGGCCCGCCGCCCGGCCCCGAGCCGGCCGCGGTCGCTGAGCAGGGCTCTTGGTACGGGCTGCTGAGCATCCTCCACGAGGCCGCGGACATGCGCCGCGAGGAGATGGAACGCCCCCCGGTGGCGTGTCTGGACTGCGGGGAGCCGCTGCGTGCCGGGCCGCGCGGCGAGCAGTACTGCCCGTACGACGGGCAGGTCTGGGAGGCGGGTCCCCGGCGCATGGGCCGCATCCGTGTGGGGGCGGGCCGATGATGCAGCAGCCGGTGTACGCGACCCGTGAGGACGTGATGCGGGCGTTGGACTCGAAGACGACCGCGCGGAACGCCGGGCAGGTCGACCGTGCGATCGAGTCGGCCAGCCGGGATGTGGAGGCGCTGTGTCACCGCCGCTTCTACCCCGAGACGGCCACGCGGTACTGGGACTTCCCGGGCCCGCAGTACGCCCGCCCGTGGCGGCTCTGGCTCGACGACAGCGAGATCATCGAGGTGACGGCGCTGTCGTCCGGCGGCACGGCGATCAACGAGGCCGACTTCTTCTTGGAGCCCAACCGGAGCGGCCCGCCGTACAACCGCGTCGAGATCGACCTCGCCGGGCCGGCGACGTTCGGCGGCGGCGACACCCACCAGCGGGACATCACCCTCAGCGGGCTCTTCGGCTACCGCAACGACGAGACCACCGTCGGCGTCCTCGCGGCCGCGGTGGCGTCTGCGGCCGCCACGAGCATCACCGTCGACGGGCCGGCCGCCGCCGCGCTCGGCGTCGGCAGCGTCGTACGCGTCGGCTCCGAGCGGATGCTCGTCACCGCGCGGGCCAACGCCGACACCGGGCAGAACCTCGGCGGCGACCTCACGGCGCAGAACAGCGCGGTGTCCGTCACCGTGGCGGACGGCGCCGGTTTCGCAGTCGACGAGGTGGTCCTCATCGGTGGCGAGCGCATGCTGATCGTCGACATCGCGGGCAACACCCTCACCGTGAAGAGGGCGTGGGACGGCTCCGTCCTCGCCGCGCACACCGCCGGCGCCGACATCTACGCCCCGCGCACCCTCACCGTGCGGCGCGGCGGGCTCGGCACCACCGCCGCCACCCACGACTCCGGCACGCCCGTGGTGCGCTGGGACCCGCCCGGCCCGGTGCGGGACCTGGTCCTCGCCGAGGCGGTCGCCCAGCTCACGAACGAGCAGTCGGCGTACTCACGGACGCGCCGTACGGGCGACGGCGGCAGCAGCGAACGCGCCATGGACGCCACCGCACTCGCGAGCCTCCGGGACCGCGTGTACGCCTCCCACGGCAGGAAAGCGCGGGTGAGAGCGGTATGAGCATCTCCGTGCACGTCTCCGGCCCGCTGTTCGACGGCCGCGCGGCCCGCGCCGCGCAGGACGCCTGCGACGACGCCCGCGAAGGCATCGCGGCCTTCGCTGAGGAGCGGGCGCTCACCGACATGCGCGCCCACTTCCGGAACCCCACCGGCTACTACGAGTCCCGCGTGACGACCACCCGCGTGTCCGGTGACACGTCGCTGGTGCACGACCAGGGCGTGGTGTACGGGCCGTGGCTGGAGGGCGTCGGCTCCCGCAACGCACCGGTCACCCGCTTCGCCGGATACGGCCACTGGCGGCGCACGACGGAGGCTGCGCAGGCCCGCGGCCCGGAGATCGCCGCGCGCGCCGTACGACGACACCTCCCCGAGATGGGGGGCTGACCCATGGCCCTGAACATCACCGGCATCCTCGACGCCGTCGTCTCCCACGCCATGGCCAGCGGGCACTTCGAGCGGGTCAACCAGCACGAGCCCGAGAACCCGCCCGGCCACGGCCTCACCGCGGCGGTGTGGGCGAACCGGGTCACCCCCGTACGGTCCTCCGGGCTGTCGTCGCTGTCGGTGCTGCTGACGTTCAACGTGCGGCTCTTCGCGCCGATGATCCAGGACCCGCCCGACGAGATCGACCCCAACATGCTCGCCGCCGTCGACACGCTGTGCGCCGCGTACTCCGGGGACTTCACCCTCGGCGGCCTGCTCCGCTCCGTCGATCTCCTCGGCGCCCACGGCCAGCCGCTGGACGTGCTCGCGGGCTACATCCAGCAGGACGGCGCGAAGTACCGCGTCATGACGATCTCGCTCCCGGTCGTCGTCAACGATCTTTGGACGGAGGCCTCATGAAGCAGTCCGGGCTCGGGGACAACTTCTACCTGCACGGCTACGACATCTCCGGCGACATCAACAGCATCTCCGTCTCCGGCGGGCCCGCCGCGCTCAGCGTCACCGGCATCGACAAGTCCGCGACCGAGCGGATCGGCGGCCTGCGCACCGGCGGCATGACCGGCACCGCGTTCTTCAACCCGGACACCGACCGCGCCCACCCCCGCCTGTCGTCGCTGCCCACCACGGACGTGCACGGCGCGTACTTCCGCGGCACCACCCTCGGGAACCCCGCGGCCTGCCAGGTGTCCAAGCAGGTCAACTACGACGGCACCCGCGGCGACGACGGCGCGTTCACCTTCGCGTTCGACCTGCAGTGCAACGGCTTCGGCGTCGAATGGGGCCGGTCCCTGACGGCCGGCGTACGTACGGACACCGCAGCGACGGACGGCGCATCGATCGACACCACGGGGTCCGCGGCATTCGGCGCTCAGGCGTATCTGCAGGTGATGGCGTTCACCGGCACCGACGCGACCATCACCATCGAGGACTCCGCCGACGACTCGACGTTCGCCGCGGTCACCGGTCTCGCGTTCACCGAGGTCACCGCGGGCCCGGTCGCCGAGCGCATCGCGACCGCGAACGACGCGACGGTACGCCGCTACCTGCGCGTGGCCACGACGACGACCGGCGGGTTCACCGAGCTGTCGTTCGCCGTCGTCGTCGTCAAGAACGAGATCGCAGGAGTGGTGTTCTGATGCAGCCGCGTCCCATGAACCGCGTCGAGCCGGCCATGCCGCCGGAGGCGTACAAGACGTTCGCCATCGTCGCGCCGGTCTCCACGCACTGGCGGCCGGCCACCTGCGCCGAGGTCGACTGCCCCGACTACCGGAACGGCTGGCGGGTGCGCGTCGAGGGCCTGCCTCCGCAGATGCTCCACGACGCCAGGACGGCCCGTCATCAGGTCAACGGCCGCTGGGTGCCGTACCGCTACGTGGAGCAGCGCGTGGCCGAGGGCGAGACGTGGCTCATGTTCGAGGGCGGGCAGCCCTGTTTCCGCGCCGCGACCCACCGCACGCGCATCGACCGGCCGGAGTTGTACGTGGTCCGCGACGGCGACCACCGCGGCAACCCCCGGGGCACGAAGGCCCGGCAGCACCAGCGGCCGCAGTTCTGGACCGAGCAGTTCGCCGAGCACCAGCAGGCGCTCGCCGACGCACATCAGAAGGGATAGCCACCATGGCGAAGGAGAGCGGCCTCGGCTGGACGACTGCGTCGGTCGACGATGCGTCGGGCAGCCCGCAGGCCATCAAGAACGACTTCACGAACCTGCAGTTCGCAACTCCGCGCGGCGTGCAGGACACCACCGGCATCGACAAGAGCGCGTACGAGCGGCTGCTGCTGCTCGCCGACTTCTCGATCACCCTGAACGGGGTGTTCAACGACGCCGCGAACATGTCGCACGCGGTGTTCAAGACCGTGTCCAGCACCAGCGTTGCCCGTACGACGACGCTGACGGTGTCCGGGCAGACCCTCGCGAACGAGGTGCTGTACACGGACTACCCGCTGACCCGCGCGGACTCCGGAGAGCTGACGTTCGCCGTGCCCGGGGTCCTCTCGGACGGCACCGTCCCCACCTGGAGCTGACCATGGGCTACCGCAAGACCACCCGCCGCCTGCGGATCTCCCTTGAGGACCACAAGGTGTACGGCGTCGTCGACGACGGCGAAGAGGCTCCCCTCGTGTACACGCGGGGCAAGTCTCTGACGGAGTACCTCGACCTGGAGGGCCTCTCCGACTCCGGCGAGGAGGACGGCCGCAGCATCCTCACCCGCCAACTGGAGGAGTTCGGGGACTCCCTCATCTCCTGGAACCTCGAAGACGAGGCCGGCAAGCCGCTGCCCTGCAACCGCGACGCGCTGTTCGGTATCGACAACGACCTTGCGATCGCGCTCGCCACCGAGTGGATGGAGGTTCTCGGGGGGAAGGTCTCCGACCCTTTGGCCGGCAGCTCGCCCTCTGGCGGGCCGTCCCCGGTGGCGTCGATTCCGACGGAAACCCTGTCCGCCCCCCTGCCGCCTACGAGCGTGCCCGCCTGATCCTCGGCCTGCTGCAGAGGTTCCCCGGCTACACGCTGACCACCCTCCTGCGGGAGGACGTGGAGCTGCTGCACCTGCTCGAAATCGAACGCCTCGGAGGAGGCCAGGACACGGAGGGAGGGGAGGGCGTTGGCGAATGACGTGGAGATCCGCGTACGGGTCGACAACGACACCGCGCGCGGCTTGGCGTCGGTCAACGCCTCCATCCGCACCCTCGGCACGCACGCGGCGGCGGCGGACCGGCATCTCGCCGGGCTGAGCAGCCGCACTCGGACGCTTCGCGACGACACCGACGCGCTCGACGCGAGCATGCGGCGCCTCGGTGGCAGCCTCGCCGGCGCCCGCGGCGGCCTGGGGAGTCTGTCCACCGCGTCCGCCCGCGGCGGCGCCGGCATGGACCGGCTGAAATCCGCTGCGATCTCCCTCGCGCCGGCTCTGGTGCCGATCGCCGCGTCGCTGGTGCCGATCGCCGCGGGCGCCGGCGCGGCCGGTGTCGCCCTCGGCGCGTTCGGGCTGGCGGTCGCGGGGCAGGTCCCGGCGCTTTCGCGGGCGTCCGAGGCACAGAAGAAGTACAAGGACGCCGTCCGCGAGCACGGAAAGACATCGGCGGAGGCGGCGAAGGCGCAGGCCGAATACCTCCGGGCGCTGAACGCCATGCCCGCGCCGACGCGGCAAGCCGCGCTGGCGCTCGGGGTCCTGAAGGACGACTACAAGGAGTGGTCGAACCTCCTCGCCGGCAGCACCATGCCTGTGGCGACGAAGGCGTTCGCGAACTTCGGGGCGCTGCTGCCGCGCCTCTCCCCGGTCGTACGCGGTGCGTCCCGCGAGTTGGACCGGCTGATGACGGTCATGGGCGGCGGGATCCAGTCGGCCGGCTTCGAGCGGTTCATGAACTCGTTCGCGGCGTTCTCCTCGGGCGCGCTGCGGAGGGCCACCGACGGACTCGTGAGCTTCTCCCGGGCGATGAACTCCGGCACCGGCCGGGGTGAGATGGCCGAGTTCATGGACTACGCCCGCACGAACGGGCCGCTGGTGGGCGAGACGCTGCGGAACCTCGCGAGGGCCCTGACGCACCTCGTGGCGGCGGCGGCGGACACCGGCGTGAGCATGCTGACGGTCGTCAACGCCTTCGCGAAAATGATCAACGCGATCCCCACCGACGTGCTGTCGACGCTGCTGCAACTCGCCGTCGCGTACAAGGCGGTGAGCCTGGCGGCGGCTGGTCTCGGGGCTGCGAGCACGGCCATGGCCGCGTTCACTACCCGTGCCACGGCGATGCGCGCGGCGTCGACCGCGGCGGGTGGCGGTCTGGCGGGGTTGTCGGCGGCGTTCGGCACGCTGTCGCGGGGCGCGAAGATCGGGCTGGCGGCGGCGGCTATCGGCGGTCTGCTGGTGGTGCTGAACAAGCTGAAGGACGACAAGCCGGCCGTCGAGGTCGATGCGCTCGGCACGGCCCTGAACACGCTGGTCAGCAAGGGCAAGGTCACTGGCGAACTGAAGTCGAACCTCGACGAGATGTCGAAGAGCATCGCCATGGTCAGCAAGGGGGCGTCCGACAACCGGTTCGCGAAGCTGACCTCGGATTTCGGCACGTTCGTTGGCCTCGCCAAGGGCCCCGGCATCTCCGACGCCGCGAAGAACGTCGACGCCTGGGACAAGAGCATGGCGAACCTCGTGCGCGGCGGGGACGCGAAGACCGCGGCGGCGCAGTTCGAGATCCTGAAGAAGGCGTGGCGCGCCGGCGGCGGCGACATGGGCCAGCTCGAACAGCACACGAACGACTACCGCAATGCGCTCGCGGACATGAAGTTCGAGGCGAAGCTCGCCGCGGAGTCTCAGGGGTTGTTCGGGCGGCAGGCGCAGTCGACGCAGCGGGCGTTGGCGGCGCAGAAGCAATCGGCGGATGGGCTGCGGCAGTCCCTCGTCGCGCTGAACGAGACGCAGCGCGCAGGGCTCGGCGGCATGATCGGCTTTGAGCAGGCGATCGACGACGCGGCGGACGCGGCGAAGAAGAACGCCGGGGCACTGAGCATGACCGGCGGCCGGCTGGACTTGAACAGCCAGAAGGCCCGCGACGCGGCGACCGCACTGCAAGACCTGGCGACGAAGACCGACGAGGCGGCTACCGCGAGCCGGGCGGCGACTGGCTCGTGGGCAGGGGCCAACCGCGTCTACGCCCGGGGCCGCTCGGAGTTGATCCGCCTCGCGGTGCAGATGGGGCTGAGCAGGGCGGAGGCGCGGCAACTCGCCTCGCAGATCCTGAAGATCCCCGACAAGAAGACCCGGATCCGCATGGACAAGGAGGACGCGGTCAAGGGCCTGCGCGAGGTCAAGGCCGCGATCAGCAAGACCCCGGGCGCGAAGAAGATCACCGTGTCGGCGCTCAACCGGCAGGCGATCGCCGCGCTCGAAGCCGTCGGTCTGAAGACGAAGCGCCTGCCGGACGGGCGCACGGTCATCTACACGCGCAACGGGCAGGCGATCGGCGCGATCGGCAGCGTCCAGCGGGCGCTGTCGAACATCCCGCGGCACATCACCAGCACCGTCAGCGTGTACTACCGGGCGTCGAACCCGGGGCTGCTGGCGAAGGCCCACGGCCGCGCGGGCGGCGGCTTGGCGCCGGGCTACGCCGCCGGCGGCGAGGTCCGAGACGTGCAGGCATACCCGGACGGCGGTCTTGTACGGGGGCCGGGCACGCCGACGTCCGATTCGATCCTGACGATGTCGCCGTCCGGTGGCTCGTATCGGGTGTCGGACCGGGAGTACATCGTGCAGGCGAGCGCGGTGGCCCGGTATGGGGTGGCGTTCATGGACGCGCTCAACTCGGGCAGGTTGCGGAAGCCGGAGGGGTTCGCGCGGGGCGGTCTGACGCGCGGGCAGAGGGCGGCGCGGGGCGAGCTGTCGGGCGCGTTCGACATCAGCCGGTTCGGGCAGCGCGCCGGGTACCGGCGGGACGCCTTCGAGAAGCAGCTCGCCGGCGCCGGCTCGGTGGGCGATCTGGTGTCGAACCTGAACAAGTGGCGGAACGCGATCAAGCGGGCTGCGGAGGGTGGCGCGGAGCGGCGACTGCTGCGCGGCATGGACCGGGTTGGCGCGTCGCTGCTCAAGCAGCAGAAGAACCTGGAGAAGGTCAACGACCAGCTCTCGAAGGCCAAGGACAAGCTGAGAGACCTCAAGGACTCCGCCGCGCAGCTGCGGAGTTCGGTGAAGGGCGGCATCACGTCCAGCGCCAACATCACGGGGGTCATGGAGCAGACCAACGGGCGGATCCCCACCGCCGGTTTGATCATCTCTCAGTTGCAGACCGACCGGGACAAGTCCCGGCAGCTCGCCTCGGCGCTGGCGACGCTGCGGAAGCGGGGCGTCGACAAGCGGTTCATCAGCGAGATCGCCGAAGCGGGTATCGAGGGTGGCGGCCTGGAGACGGCGCGGGGGCTGCTGACGGCGGACAAGGACCAGATCAAGCGGATGAACAGCCTGCGTGATCAGATCGCGTCGAACGCCGGGAAGGTGGGCGACATCGCGTCGGGCGCGATGTACGACGCCGGGATCAAGGCGGCCGAGGGCCTCGTCAGGGGCCTCCAGCGCAAGCAGGACAAGATCGAAAAGCAGATGTTGAAGATCGCCCGCGCCATGGAGAAGTCCATCAAGCGGGCCCTCGGTATCCGCTCCCCGTCGAAGGTCACCGAGGGCATCGGCGACATGACCGCCGAAGGCTTCGCGCTCGGCGTGGAGCGGAACCGCCGCGTGCCCCGGGCGTGGACGCACCTCCTCGCGGCGCCGGCGGCCCCGGGTGCGGTGTCGGCGATGCCCGCCGGCCGCCGCGGGGGTGACGGCGCCGCGCTGTCGCCGGTGCCGGTGATCCTCCAGCTCGACGGCCGAGAGGTCGCGCGCGGCGTGTTCGACCCGATGCAGGGCGAGATCCGCCGCCACGGCGGTGACCCGAACGTGCTCACGAAGAAGGTGGTGTTCCGGTGACGTTCCCGGAGACGCGCCTCGACCTGCACGCGGAGCTGCTGATCGGCGGCGTGTGGACGGAAGCCGCCGTGCGGTCGAACGAGGACGGCACGGAAGCCATCGAGATCAAGCGGGGCCGCGGGTCGGAGTCGGGTGATGTGGAGCCCGGCACGTGCACCATGCGGCTCGACAACCGGGACGGGCGGTACTCGCGGCGGTCCCCGCTGTCGCCGTACTACGGGCTCTTGGGCCTGAACACCCCGATCCGCGTGTACGCGAACGAGGGCGACGCCTACCTGTCGATCAACGACAGCTTCGGCGACCGCGCTTCCACCCCCGACGCCGCCGCCTTGGACATCACCGGCGACATCGACGTGCGCATCGAGACGCGGCTTGACAGCCCATTCTCCTCGACCGCCCAGACCTTGCTGGGCCGCTACGACTCGGGCACGAACCAGCGGGCGTGGCGACTGGTGCAGCAGAACAGCACCTTGATCTTCACGTGGTCGACGGACGGCGTGAGCTTCATGAGCGCCACGGCCACCACCACCGTGCCGGTCCCGGCATCCCGTCGGATCGCGGTCCGCGCCACCCTCGACGTCGACAACGGCGCGGGCGGGCACGTGGTGGCGTTCTGGTCGGCGCCGACGATCGACGGTCCGTGGACCCCGATCGGTGACCCTGTCGTCGGAGTGGGCACCACGAGCATCTTCGCGGGTACGGCGCCGCTGGACATCGGGCAGATCGTGTCGCTCGTGTTCGACGCCCCCCGCGGGCAGATCCTCGCGGCGGAGGTCCGCGACGGCATCAATGGCACCGTCGTCGCCAGCCCGGACTTCACCGCACAGGCGCCCGGCACCACCTCGTTCGCGGACGGCGCCGGCCGCACGTGGACCCTCGGCGGAGACGCCACCATCTCGAACCGTAGGCAGCGGTTCTTGGGCGAAATCAGCGAGTGGCCGCAGGAGTGGACCGAGGGCGGCAAGGACTCCACCGTCAACATCACCGCGTCCGGTGTCCTACGGCGCTACCAGCAGCCCGGCGACCCGCCCATACGCTCCGCCCTCACCCGCGCCATCACCGACGCCGAGCCCCTCGCGTACTGGCCCATGGAAGACGAAGCCGGCGCGACGCAGGCAGCTTCGGGGCTGGAGGACGGCGCGCCCCTCGCGGTGACCGGGCTGACGTTCAGCAGCGACGACACCCTCCCCGCCGCGCTCCCACTCCCCACAGCCGCCGACACCGCGACCCTCAAGGGCACCGTGACCGGCGCGACCGCCGGCGGCTGGCACGCCGAGTTCGTGTACCGGCTCGACAGCCTTCCGGCCGTGACGACGACGTTCCTGCGGATCAACCTCGCCGGCGCGGGCTCGGCAGTGTCGTACGTGCGGGTGCGGATCGACAACACCGCGGTCACCGCGGAGGCGCGCGACAACGCGGACACCGTGGTCGCCACGGGGAGCCTCACCAACGCGGACGCCCTCGACGACTTCGCCGACGGCACGTGGCACCGGCTGCAGTTCTTCTCGTACGTCTCCGGCGGCACCACGAACGTGTGCATCGGCTGGCGGCACGTCGACGACAGCAGCAACTGGTTCACGTGGACGTCGTACTCCGGCGCCGCCGGCGCCATCACCGGCGTGCAGACCACATGGAGCGGCCTCGACGGGATGGCCGCCGGGCACCTGTCGGCGTGGGACGTCGGCGGCGTGGCGACGAACGACCCGGGGATGGACACGTACGACAACGCCGACGAGGCGTGGGCCGGGGAGACGGCACTCGCCAGGATGAGCCGCGTCGGGAGCGCCGAGGACGCCACGCTCTTGACGGGGTTCTACGACGGTGACCAGAACAGCGCCAGCGAGGCGGTGGGGCCGCTGCTGCCGGCGCCGATCCTCGACGTGATCCGCGGCGCCGCTGTCGTCGACGACGGCGTTCTGTTCGAGCCGCGGGACGGTAGCCTGCCGCGGCTCAACTACCGGGACCGGGCGACGCTGTACAACCAGGCGCCGGCGCTGACGATCGACTACACCGGCGGCTCCGGGCTCGTCGGGCCGCTCCAGCCGATCGGAGACGACCAGACGACGCTGAACGACCTCACCGTGCAGCGCGAGAGCGGCAGCTCCGGGCGGTACGTGCAGGAGACCGGGCCGCGGAACGTGCGACTACCGTCCGCCGACCCCGAGGGCGTAGGCCGGTACGCCGACAGCCTCGCCCTGAACCTCTCGACCGACGCGCAGTGCTACCCGCACGCCGCGTGGCGCGTGCGGAAGGGCACGGTCGACGAGGACCGGTACCCGCTGGTGAAGCTGAAGCTGCAGGGCGCCCCGTCCACGATCAGCGCGGCGGCTGAGGTCGACGTGGGCGACCGCGTGCAGATCGTCAACGTGCCGTGGGACCGGTCGCCGTTCCTCGCGCCCGAGGACATCGATCTGATCGTCGTCGGCTACACGGAGAGGCTGGCCCAGTTCGCGTGGGAGATCGACCTCGTGTGCGTGCCCGCGTCCCCGTACACGGTCGGCGTGGTGGAGGACGTGCTCCTCGGGCACGTCGACACGGACGGTTCCGAGCTGTACGCGGCGGCCGGCTCGTCGGCGACGGAGCTGGAGGTGCTCACCACCGACAGCGACCCGTGGACGGTCGGCAGCATCGCCTACACCGGGGAGACCGCGACGGCGGCCGGCTACTCGGCCACGCCGGACTACCTCGTGTGCACGGACGCGGACGCCGCGGACATCAGCGTGTCGGACAAGGTGCGGATCTTCACCGCCGCGGGGGATCTTCGAGAGCCCACGGTGTTCACGGTGTCGGCGATGCCGAGCGCCTTCGGGTTCACGAACGTGGAGTTCGCCCCGGATGCCGCGGCGATCACCGCGCCCGGAGAGGAGTTGCGCGTCCTCACCAGTTCGGGCCACGGCGACGACTTCCCGATGGACCTCCGCGTCGGCGGGGAGATCGTCACCTGCTCGGGCATCTCCTCGTACGCGAGCGACAGCTTCACCCGCTCCGTGTCCAACGGGTGGGGCACCGCCACCAGCGGGCAGGCCTGGACGTCGACGGGCGAGGCCGCGTCGGACCGGGCCGTGAACGGCACACAGGGCACCATCACCCACGTCGCGAACGTCGCGAACACCCGCTGGCAGCGGCTGCTGTCGATGACGGACTGCGAGGTGCTCGTGTCCGTGAGCCCGTCGCAGGTGGCCACGGGCAACAGCTTCCTCCCCGCGATCCTCTTCCGGTATCAGTCCGGCAGCGCGTTCTACCGGGCGCGGCTGCGGCTCCTCACGACCGGCGCGGTCCAGATCGAAGTCGTCAACGTCACTACCACCGTGGGGTCCGCGGTCTCCACGGGCCTGACGTATGCGGCGAACGATGTGCTGTGGCTCCGCGCGAAGATCGAAGATCAGACGATCTCGGCGCGCGTGTGGCGCGACGGCACCCCGGATCCGATCACCTGGCACGTCAGCGAGACCATCCCCGCCGGGTCCCTCACCACCGGCGACGTGGGCGTCACCACGTCCGCGTTCTCCGGCAACACGAACGTCAGCCCGGTGTTCACGTTCGACAGCTTCGAGGTGCTCAACCCGCAGCGGTTCACCGTGACGCGCGCCGTGAACGGCATCTCGAAGTCCCAGTCCGCCGGCGAGGGGATCAGCCTCGCCTACCCCTCGACCATCGCCCTCTGAAGGAGGTCCCGTGCCGTACGTTGTGCCGCCGCCCGGCCGCCGCATCACCAACGCCACGCTGCGCTCCATGGTCGGCGAGTGGCAGACCTACCCCGTCGCGTGGTCGGCGGACTCCGGCACCACCACCCTCGGGAACGGCAGCCTCGTCGGCCGCTACTGCGTGATCGGCGGCCTGTGCCAGTTCACGGTGCGCCTGGAGTGGGGCAGCAGCACCACGCAGTCCGTGTCCACCGCGAACTGGAAGTTCAGCCTCCCCACGGCGCCGTACAGCGGTGACGGGTCGACCTTTCAGCCGGTGGAGGCGTGGATCTACAACGCCGACGACAGCGGAACCGCCTCGCGATGGCCAGCGCGGGCCTACGTAAACACCAGCGGGAACATCGAGTTCATCGTAGCCAACGCCTCCAGCGCGGTCGTGGACTCCGCGACCAACCCCATCGCCACCGGCGGCAGCACCACGACCCTGCGGCCCGGCGGTGAAGCGTGGGCCATCGGTGACCGCCTGAACCTCTACGGCTCATACGAGATCGCGTAAGGAGTGCACATGCCATACGGACCCCCTCAAGGGCCGCTGACCCCGATCTATTCGGTGTCGGTCAGGCACGATCCGCTGACTCAGGGTGGCTCGCCAATGCCCTTCTTCATCGAGTCCCGGCCTGACGATGTCGTCCCGGAGGACGCCGACGCGATCTTTCAGAAGCTCATCGACCTGATCAACGCCTCGGACTTCTATCTGATCGAGCCGAAGAAGCGCTACGAGTACCGCGAGGCGGTGGCTCCGTCGTGATCAAGGGCATCGACGTCTCCGCGTACCAGTCCAGCGACTACGCGACGTCCGGCTACGACTTCGTGATCGTCAAGGCGACCGAGGGCCGGACGTACATAAACCCGAAGCAGTCCGCGCAGGCTGCGCGGGCCCGCGGCGCGGGGCTCGTGCTGGGCTTCTACCACTTCCTGTGGCCGGGGAACATCGCGGCGCAGGCGGCGTACTTCGTGGAGAAGTGCGCCAGCCGGCCGGGCGACATCCTCGCGTGCGACTGGGAGCACACCAGCTCGGGGACCGCGGCCACCTCGGCGGAGAAGGACGCCTTCATGAAGGAGGTGAAGCGGCTCCGCCCGGATCACAAGGTCATCTTGTACTGCAACGTGGACTTCTGGGTGAACCGCGACACCTCGTCGTACGCCGCCGACGGGCTGTGGATCGCGCAGTACAACGGCCGCCCGGGTGACCCGAGCGTCCGCGCGAAGTGGCTCATCCACCAGTACACGTCCAGCCCGCTGGACATCAACGTCGCCCGGTTCGACACGCGCGCGGCCATGCGCGCATGGGCCGCCGGCACCGCGAAGGAGGAAGACGAAGTGACCCCCGACGACATCAAGAAGATCGTGGAGCAGACCGCCGAGCGGGTGTGGACGAAGGACAACCTGAAGCCGCTCGCCGCCCCGACTGCCGGCGCGGAGAACACGCACTGGGCCGGCGGCACCTACCAGCGCAACACGTACCTCGCCGTCAAGAAGGTCGAGGCGCAGCTCGCCGCGCAGCAGGCCACGATCAACAAGCTCGTCGACGCGGTGGCCGCCGGCCCGGGCGCCGACCTGGAGGCGCTGAAGCGGGAGATCCGCGAAGCGATCGAAGGCGTCACCGTGCGCCTCGCAGTGGAGGAGAACTGACCATGTATTCGATCTTCGTGAACTGGATGCGGACCGTCGTGCCGCTCGCCGTCGGCTGGATCGTCGCCGGCGCCGACGCCCTCGGCATGGGCGTGGACGCCACCGCCACCACCGCGCTCCTCATGGGCGTGGCGTCGGCGGCGTACTACACCGTGTTCCGGCTGGTGGAGGAGTACGCCGGCCGCGTGGGCAACAGCACGCTGCGGACGCTCGCCGGGGTGCTGCTGGGCTGGGCCCGGCCGCCGGAGCCGTCGCCCGCCGCGGCCGGCGCGCGGCGTGTGGAGTCGGTGCCGCCGTCGGACGCGCTCTGACCGGAGGTTCCGTTGTCCGATGAGCCGACCCTCGGCGAGGTCGTACGCCGCCTTGAGCACGTCCACCTGGACCTCAAGGAGGACTTCCGCGACCTCGCCGGGCGCCTCGACTCCAAGGTCAGCATGGAGCGCTACCAGCTCGAACAGCAAGCCGGGCAGGACCGGGAGCGGACGCTGAGCGAGCGGCTCCGGGCGCTGGAGGAAGCGCGGGAGCAGGAGCGGCAGGACGCCGAGGACGAACGCCGCCGCGCAGCGGACCGGCGGCGCGCAGACCGCCGGCTGCTGTTCACCGCGCTCGTCGCTCCGGTGCTGCTGATCGTGCTGCAGGTCTATCTCAACTCGCAGGGGGCAGGGGCGTGAGCGGCCACGTGAGCAGGGACCAGATACAGCGGCGCAAGGACGTCGCGTTCGCGGTGGCGGTGCTGGTGAGCATCGGGCTGTTCATGCTGATGGTGGTCTGGGTCCAGAACCTCGGCGACGACCTCCGCGAATCCCTTGAGGACCGCGACGCGCTCGCGCGGCAGGTCGAGCGCCTCGGCGGCACCCCCGTCGCCGGGGACCCGGGGAAGGCCGGCGCGCGCGGTGAGCCCGGCGAGGCGGGCAGCGACGGCGCCGCGGGCTCGAAGGGCGACAAGGGCGCTCCCGGCGAGCGCGGAGAGTCGGGCGCGGACGGGAAGCGCGGCGCCGCGGGCCCGGACGGGGCGGCGGGTCAGCCCGGGGAGCCCGGCGAGGACGGCGCGCCGGGAGCGGCCGGCGCCAACGGGGCCGACGGCGCGACCGGGCCGACCGGCGCGCAGGGCCCACAGGGAGAGAAGGGCGACCCCGGGGCGCAGGGCGAGCAGGGCCAGCGCGGCGAGCAAGGGCCGCCGGGGCCGGCGTGCCCGACCGGCTACAGCCTCCAGGCGCCGGCGTGGGATCCGGACGCGTTGGTGTGCCGGCGGGATGGGGCGCCGCCGGCGGACGACGGGCCGGGGAACGGGCCCGCGCTCGGCGCGGCGCTGGATCCGCACCGGCGGCAGTACGGCTGACGTCAGGCGTCCTGTTCCGGGGGGCGTGGAGGGAGCTGCGCTCCGGGCCTGCCGACGTACCACTCCCACAGGGCGCGGGTGATCGCGGACCGGTCGGAGCCTGCGGCGCGCGCGGAGGCGTCGAGGTCGTTCCACAGGTCGTCGTCTACGCCCCGGACGCCTCGCAGTTTGTGCTTGTGCGCGTTGGCCATGTGGTGATCTTCGCAGGGTGGTTGACCACCCGTCAATAGGCTGCCATATTGGAGGTGGTTAACCACCTTCTAGCAGGGAACTTAGGGGGACACATGCGAGGAAGAGCCATACGATCGGGCCTAGTTGCTGCGACGGCCGGCGCTGTCGTGGCGGGTGCGCTGCTCGCGGCCCCGGCGCATGCCGCGGACGGGCCGGTGTACGCCGGGAAGGGCTGGAAGGCGTTCACCTCCGCCGGGATCTACAGCATCAGCCCGGACCCGTACGTCATCGACTTCGCGAGCGCGACCGCCCGGGACCGCCTCGCGCCCGCGCTGAAGCGCTCCGCGGCGCAGATCACCGAGGTGACCGGCGTCAAGGTCACGGTGTCCTCGAAGCTCCGGCCCGGCGCGCGGCCGTCGTGCTCCGAGACGCCCCGGCACATGATGACCTTCCACTACAAGTACCGGCCGGTCGGCAAGAAGGGCATGAGCCATGCGTGGCCGTGCACCGCGAGCGCCAACGGTTCCGCTTGGGGCGGCGCCGCGGCGGTCAACTCGGAGTACTGGACGACCAGGCACTACTTCTCGAAGAACAGCACGACGAATCGGGTACGCCGGGACAACGTGATCATTCACGAGTTGGGGCACCTGTTCGGGCTGGCGCACGTCAACACCGACCGGGATCGGGACGGCCGGGTTGAGGGCGGCGAGTGCGTGCAGAACTCGGCGGGCCGGAAGCCGGTGATGTGCACGCCTACGGGTGGCTACTTCACCGCGGCCAACGGCGGCCGGTACACGGGCGAGTTCGACGAACTGGGCCTGGAGCAGATGGCGGAGAACTACTGGCTGCGGTAAGCGCGTTGTCGGTGGCGGCGGCTACGCTGGTGGTGCGGGTCGTCGCGGCGCGGCCTGTCTCCCGTTGGTTGGAGTTACCTGCCGCACGCCTGGCGGGACGGTTCCCATGGGGTTCCGACCGCGGCCCGCCGGGCACCGTTCTGCCGGGATCAGCCGGGCGCGGGCAACCGCATCCCTCCCGCCACCGACGGCCCGATCAGGGGCCTACCAGCGATGCGGGGCAGAGGCCCCCGGAGACACGCAACGCCCCCGTCCACCAGGGCGGGGGCGTCGTCTGAGGAGGCCACATGGGACAGCGGATCGAGACCAAGGGCTGCCGGGGATGCGGCGGCACCATGTACCGGACTGTTGATGTCGACGAGAACGGCGTCCCCACCAGCTACCCCCAGTTCGTCTGCTCTAGCTGCGGCGCCGTGGAGTGACCGCACGCCCGCTCAACTCTCGCCGCGGCGCTCCGCGATGACCTCGTCCAGCAGAGCAATCGCATGGAGCCGGCCCTGTTCACGCCACTCGATCTGCGTAGCGGGCTCCCCCCGGACCGCCACGCGGGGACAGGCAGGGCACGACCAGCGGCCGAACCAGCCCTCCGCCGGCGGGGCCATGGGCACCCGGCAGGCAGGGCACCTCAACTGGTCGTCTTCCACCCGCCCGCAGCCCGAGCACACCCACAGCGGGCCGGCAGCGTCCCGCTGCTGCCACATGGTGCGGCGGCAGCCCGAGCAGCCGCGCGTCGCGATCCCGTCCGCGTCCATCAACGGAGGATCCGGGGTGCCGGCGGCGTAGGCCACCAGCGCCTCACGCTCCCGCGGGTCGTCGGTGTCGGCCATCCGTAGCAGGCGCGCGGCCCGGGACCTGGCCTCGTCGGCGAAATCAGGCATGGGGGAAAGCGTAGTGCGAAAGGCTTGTCGCTGTGGGTGCTCCGGCGCGGGGTCACTCGGGCGTGTGCATGGCGGCCGGATCCCAGAGGTACGTGCGGCCGTACGTCTCCAGTCGGCCGCCGAGGTCGGGCGCCGGGAGCCGGATGGCCACCTGCACGCCGATCACCCCGGACGGCCAGTCGTGCCGAGCGGTCACGCTGGCCGAGCGCATGACGCCGTCCACGCGCACCCGCAGTTGCGGTGCGCCGCGGGCCGGGTAGACCCGGACGCGTGGCGGCCGGCCCATCTCCGGGCGCCACGGCGGCACCTCCACAGCATCGGACATGCGTTCGAGGCTACGCCTTCGCGGCGCCGGACACGACGAACGGCCCCCGGTGAAGAGGGCCGTTCAGGCGGTACCCGCAGGGCGGCCCGCGGGTACGGTTCTGGTATCACCTCAGAACGCTGGAGCCAGTATGCCCGAGCACCCCGAAGAACACATCGGCGACCGCGTACGGACGGTACGGAAGCGCCGCGGACTGACGCAGAAGGAACTCGCAGCCGCCGCCGACCTGTCCGTCTCCCTGATCCGCAAGATGGAACAAGGCGAGCGACGCGACGTACGCATGGAGACAGCCCACCAACTCGCCCGCGCACTCGACGTGCCGACCACACACCTGCTCACCTCCGCCCCACCCCCGTGGCGGCCGAACGTCCCCGCGGACATCTGGCAGCCGGTCGTGACCGCCCTGGCCGCACCCTCACCGCAGTTGCCCGAGGAGCCCACCGCCGCCGGCGTCAGCGGAGCGCTGGCCGGCGGCAGGGCCCTGTTCGCCACCGAACGCTACGACGACCTCGGCAGGATGCTGCCCGCGCTCCTGCGGGACGTGCGCGCGCTGGAAGGCCCGAAGGCCCGCCGTCTGCTGTACCAGTCGCTGCAGCTCACGGTGAGCTTCCTGGGCCAGGTGCGGCAGTACGAGGCGGCGGCCGACGCCGCACAGCAGACCCTCGACGCGGCCACGGACGAACTCGACGGCGGCGCCGCGGTGGTCGCTCAGTGCCAGCAGCTTCTACGCGGCGGGCACCTGACGGAGGTAGCGGAGCTGGCGAGCCGATGGGCAGATGACGTCGAGCCGCGGGTATCCCGCGCAACGCCGCAGGAACTCGCCGTATGGGGCGGGCTGCACCTCCGCGTGGGCGCGGCAGCCGTCCGGGACAACCGGAAGCCAGAGGCGGCGAACGCACTGAGGCTGGCGCGGATCGCCGCAGTGGGCCTCGGCCAAGAGGTGATCACCGCGCCCGATTACCTGCGGCACTTCGGGCCGGCGACGGTCACCCACCAGCGCGCCGAGCACGCCGCGATCCAGCAGAACCCGACCCGGGTGTTGCAGCTCCACAGGGCCGTGCGGACGTGGAGCCCGGCGAAGGGCGGCGGGAAGTCGGGCCGGTGCCGGCACATGCTCGATGTCGCCGACGCCCACCTGCGTCTCCACGACGAAGAGCGGTGCGTGCAGGTTCTCCAGGAGGTGTGGGAGGACGCCCCGCAGTGGATCACCGCGCAGCGGTATGCGCAGGACATCATGGGCCGTGTGGTCGAGGGGCGCCGGACGCTGACGCCGGAGATGCGGGAGTTGGCCGACGCGTTGGGCACCCCGATGTGACCTCCGTGTGGCACTCGCCGGAGGGGGTGCTGCGGAGTGCCATAGCGACCATGCTCATGGCGGGCTACTTTCGGTGACGACCTGATCACCGACGACAGGCGATGTCATGGACACCCCCGACCCAAGCGCCCCGGCCCGGCCCACGCTGGCGTTCATCTACGACCGGCATGCCACCCTCTCGACCGCGCCCCTCGATGAGCGCATAGACCGCTGCCGCCGATACGCCGTCGAACACGGCTGGGATCTCGCAGGCGAGTGGATCGACCGCGGCGACCACGCGCTGACGAACTGGCCGAGGCCGTCGTGGTATCAGCTCGCCTGCGCCATGCAGCAGGCCGCCGCGCCGGCGGTGTGCCTGGTGGAGTCGTGGGAGCGGATCAGCAGGGAGCGGGACCGGTGCGCGATCCTGCGGCTCGCCGTCCACCAGGCCGGCGGACACTGCGTCACCACGGCCGGGGAGGATGACCGCGAGCTGAGCCGCGGCCGGATCACCGTCCCCGCCCCGTTAGCGCTCAGGGGGCGGCCGTGACCGCCCGCCCACCGGTGCCCTACGTGACCGCCTGGACCGGCGAGGACCGCCGAACCCCGCCCGTCGTGATCTGCAAGGCCAACGGCATCGCGTACCCACACGAGAACCCCCAGGAACGCGACAGCATGGGCGTGCTGTGGGCGCGCAGGCCGTTGCGGCAGGGCAACGGCCGCCCCCGCTATGGCCACGTCCACCCCCAGCGGCAGCGCCGCGCCATGCACCGGCTCCTGTGCCAGGTGTGCGCCCTGCCGGCCTACGAAGACGAGCACGGGACGCTGTTCCTCCTGGAGGACCACCGCGACGTGCCCGGCTGGCCCGAGGAGGAGGTGACCGCCCACCCTCCTCTCTGTCTCCAGTGCGCGGCGATGTCGCCGGAGTGGTGTCCGCATCTGCGCCGCACCGGCGCGGTGGCGGTACAGGTGCAGTATCCGGACATCGACGGCGTGCACGGGCTGCTCTACCGCCAGGACGGGCGCCTTGCGGTGCCCGACAAGCCGGTCACAGTGCCGTACCACGATCCCTCCGTGCGGTGGGTGCTGGCCGCCCACATGACGCGCGTGCTCCGCGGCTGCACCATCGTGCAGCCCGAGGAGATCGCCGAACGGCTCTCCACCTGA